TCTTTGCCCAAGTATGTGACCAGATCATCGTATGCCGCTTTAAGCTGCGCACTCACTGTACGGACTCCTGCAAAAATGTGGTTACTTCTTCTTAGCTGCTGCCAGCTGCTTGAGCTTCTTGTTGATACGGTCTGTGAGCCGGTAGAACTCGTCGATGTTGTTAACTCGCTCGCCGGTTGTCAGGATCGTATCCAGCGTACTATCGGCAGACTTCAACGCCTTCAGCAGCACCATATCCTTAGATATTTCGGTAGCCTGTCGCCCAGTAAGGCGAGTTTTAATCTCCGCATCCTCGTGCATATCCTTCAGCCGCTCTGCATAGGTCTTATGCAGATTGCTGGCCTTCATCGTTGGTGCGAAGAAGGCTTCGATATACGGGACAGCGTCTGCCACCGATATCTTGGACTTCTTCAACGTATTCAAGAGCCCAACAATCGGCACTGCTGCCTGTGCCAGCCGTGTTGTATCCTGCAGGTGCGGCCGCAACTCAGCCAGCATCGTATCCGGCAGCTCGGGGCCGCCGACGTTCGTGATCTGTGCCTGCAACTCGATAGCTTCGGCGATCTTCTTGATATTAGCAGCCTTCCAACCGCCCAACTTGGCCACGTCAGCGTAGCTCATGCCCCTGTCAACCACGAGCACGTGTACGGCTTGGCGTTGGTTCCACTCTGCTGACTCAGCTCGCCCCTGCATGCAGGTGTTAGCCATCACACGGATTGTGAGCAGCAGATTCTCATCGTCCGTCTGTACGACATACGCAGAAATTACGCGAAGCTGCAGCAACTCGCCGCCAGAGATTCGCTGCACACCATCCAGCACCTTAAATCCGTGCGGTGTTTCCACAAGGATAGGGGCTGGCGCCGGAGAGCCGTTCTCCATTCTGGCCGAATACTCGAGGACTGCGTCCTCTCTGACAGCCACAGGTCGACCGATGTTCTCGGCATTCCACCCCGGGATGAGATCTCCCGGAAGCTTGATATTGGTGCGATACTTGTGCTTAACGCCCAGTGATTTCAAGAAATTCTCTGTACGCGTATCTTGTGTGAACATGCTCTCTGCTTTCTGCTTTCGGTTATACGTAACGGATATTATCGACCCCAACTAAACCCGGCCGCCACCAAGTCTGGTGTGGCTGGAACATGACACCACACCCGCTCTTCGCGAGCATTCTCGACCATCACCGCAATCGGATAGTCCGTGCCCCAGCCGGACACAGGTATGACGGTAGATGCACTCGGACACCAGCCGACGTACTTCCAGCCGACCGCTGGTCGCATCTTCTCAAAATCCCACAAAGCCATCGGCGAATCGCCCTGCCGACTGCAGTGCAAGTGCAGCGAGAAATGGTGAGACGCCATCCGCTGGCCTGCTTGGATATCACTCAATAATGTACGTGGCGGTGCGGCGCACGCGCACTGGTCAACGTAGTTCCTACAGTCATCACAATATGGGCCGGCCATAGCTCTCTCCAGTCTGCCTGAGCTGCATCTCCACACAAATACCAGTGAGCGGCGGACGCGTATGCAGCATACACGCCATGACATGCTCGACCGACATGTCACTACAATCACTGTCGTAGTCCGGGCACATTGCTATCTGATCAATGTCGAGTATCGGCAACGTGCTGTTATGCTGACTTCGCTGATGCCCGCACACGCACAGCGATCCTGTTGCAGCCACAAAACCTGTGCAATTACATGAATACCCACTGTAATCACAGATCTTCTTGCTAGTCATCGCTGACCCCAGAGTGTCAGATGTGGTGTGCGGCTGCCATTGTGGACATAACCGAGGAAATACCAATCCGAAGTGTCACCTTCTTTGTAGCTGGAACCCTCGCCCGTGCATATTTCCTTGGCCTCTTCCAGTGTGCTGACTCCTCCAACTCGCTCCACTGGTTTCTTGGCGTCCGGATGCCAGTACTTCATGATTGAATAGCCGCGACACCGACTGTCTGGCTCCATACCTGCTAATTTCTTGAGTATGCCTATCATCCCGCTCATTCACTATGCTTTCTGTTTACGTCAACTTTGCTGCCAATTTCATCGCCATACCAACCGACAGCTCGAGTCTGTCACCTGTACTTGGGTCTCGCATCAGCAGTCCGGGATCGTAGCCGACTGTCTCTAGTCCCAGCTCGTGTTCAAGTGGGCCTCGCAGTGCATCCCATGCTGCGAAATATTCTGTGAGGTTCTTCGCGAGCCCTCCGCCGGGGAGTGACCGACGTATTTTATTTATCGGTTCTTCCATCTTCTGCTTTCTACGTGCTGTGCATCATCAGGCACACCATCAAAATTTTCAAAATTTTCCACAGCTCTGCTTTCTGCATTACTTGTTTCGGTTGTCACTGCCCGTCTGCTCAATGAACTTCCACCCGCAGCGGGTATTTATACGCGTCAATCGTGAGAGTTGTGCCGTCCTCTGTTGTGATAACGATGGGCTTTCCCGCACCACTCACAGATTTGATTGTCTTCCCGACAAGCAACTGCATAGCGACTGACTGTTCCGCGATCTTGGTGTTTTGCTGGCGTATGTTGTCCTCTACCGTGGCCACTAACAGTGCTCCAGCTGCGATAATGGCTGCCAGCAAGAGACTTATTATCGCACCAGCGGCAATTGTGTCTTGTTTTGCTGCTGGAGACAGTGTTTTCCATCTAGGTGGCATAATTCTGCTTTCTGCGTTGATTGATTCAGTTATCGTCCACAATACCGGCAAGATTCCGCTCGTGTTTGTCTACACGCTCTCTGTCCTGTAACCCCATATCGAAACCTCGCTGATAGGCTCGCTGCAGGTGGCCGTACTGCTTGTACTTTTCGGATGTGGTCCGATTCCAGCCACATTCATGGCCAAATGCCTGAGCTTCTCGCTCTACATCGCTCATCGCCATGTTAACTCCTGCTGTTTCGCTCACGTTCATTCAGCCACGAAATCGGCTTGAATCCTCTCTCGGGTATGCCGTCCAGCACAATGATCGGCCTGATAACGTGTACTGTGTGCGTATCGAACTCCTGCCACTCCTGTTCACCACGTACAACATCTGGCAAGTCCGGGAACTCCAGCTTGGTTCTGGATGTGCCCACCGTGATAATCGCGTGTTTGACGCCGTATTTCTGCAGCGTTGTGTACGCACGGGGCCGCCGCTCCCTGATCACAGCCCATAGCTCGTCGCTAATGGGTGTGGGCTGCTGTGTGTGGTCTTGGGGTGGATTTCGTGTGTTTTCCGTGGTTATTCGGTTCTGGGCTGCTCGTACCGGCTGCGTCCGCTCAGGTGCTGGATTGCAACTGTACTGCTTGATACTGGATTCACTGACGCCCTTGCTGATCCAGTCCTGTCGGCGATTCTGGAATTCTTCAGGTGTCCTGCCAGCACACAGGAAAACCCAACCTTTCAACTCTGTGTCCCACGTAAATGCTACGTGGGAGAATTGCGCCTTCGGATCGTCCGTCGCTAATTCGTGGTTCATTTCCCTGCTTTCTGCTTTGGTTATTTGAACTGATTACTATTCCGGCTCGGCGCTGACTACAGTGCCACCAACACCATCGAACACCAGTGCCACATACTCGACATCCGGATCCATGAGATGCCGTACACAGAAGTGCTCAAAGTTACGCCACTCTGCATCTGCGGCTTCTCGGTCAACGCCATGCCCCTCCAGCATGGCTACAAACCAACCTTTTGGCGACAAATTGAGCTCTGTGCCGTCACCAATATCAATTGCGGTTACATCATCGTTCGACATGGTTCTGCTTTCTGCGTTGGTTATATGTAACGGATGAAAACTCTCAAAAACACGGGCTTTTAGCCCATCTTGAATCCCTTCCTGATGCCCGCAGCGTGGTTTCCATCCACTGTACCTGCTGGACCTAAGCCCCCATTTCGCTCAATCGGGTTACTGGCAACCCCTCCGGGAGCACCCGGCAACGGAGCTGCATTCACTTTTGACGGCGGCAAACCCGTCTGTGGTATGCCTGTGCCCATAATGTGCGGCCCGGCCTGCCTTGGGGCTGCAAGTGCCCCCTGCGTCGAATTCAAGACACCCGTCGGATTCACAACATGCGGTGCGTGGGGCATCTGCTGCGTGTGCGGCGGAGTGATGTTTGTGGGATTCATGAGATTCACACCAGCATACTTCCTACGCAAGGCTCTGATCAGACTGACAGTCCTGCTCATTGTATATTTCCCCCGGTTTTGGTTTAATCGCGCTTAGTGAGAGCACCTCAGCCTGTAATGATGGATTACTCAGATTTGCATCATCCTGCCTGGAGGATAAATCTGCAATCCAAGTTTGAACTTCCGCCGCTAATAGGATCACCAGCATGACAGCTTCCGCAATCTCCGCCAACGTATTCAGTGCAGATATGACAAAATTGGTCCAGGCACTGCCTGAGCCCTATGTCCTCATGCGAGACGGTGAGGAGATCTTTCCGGGCTGCCTGTTAGGCAACCCAGAGCTCGGAACATGGTCATTAATCGGGGCACAATACTGGGGAACACGCTACGATGGGGGTTATTACCCATTCGCAGCGCCGTCCTGTCCAGAGGGCTACAGGATCGCTTACGGGGACTTTGTCACCCCGTCAGACGCCCTGATCTGGAGAAAAACCGAAAAGTACTGGTGTAGAATTCCTGAGATCTGGCACAACATCCATCTCCACGACTACTGGCACGCGGCCCCCTCCACGGACTACCTCCAGTACCGCAAACACTCCAACCGCATGTACCTCATGGCGTCCGACGCCTTCATCTGTCTCCCGATCGAAGACTCGTGGCGTACTAAGACGCTGCCGGCAGGTCACCGCCCTCTCTACTCCGGCGACATTGTCCGGAAACACGACCGTATGGTCTGCCCGGAAACCCCGACATGGACACTCACGTCACCGACAGTCTACGGAGCACAGATCTCAGCTGAAACAATGAGCTCTGCCAGATTTGCACGACCAATTCCCGCCAAATGGCATAACTGGTACGTGGATCTACGACATGGTCGCGGCCGAGACAATACCAACAGCGGACTAACACCCAGCAAAGCCTGTGCATCAATTGCTGGTGTACTCCGCAGGATTAACGAAACGCAGCAACGCACTGGAATCCCCATGTTCGGAGTAATATGGGACGTCCGGGGCGTTCCTGCACATGTTATCGACGCACCAATAGATGCCCCGCTCGAGAGTCTGGGAGTTAAAGCCCACTCTAATGTCAGCGGTACACCACACACTATTCACTGGATTATGCAGCATCTGGATCTGGCGAACGAGCCGCTGAGTCAGACTGCATTAATGCAGCTGGCCCACGAAGCCATGCCCGATAAACACCGAGAGCTCACCGCTGCTGAAGTCTGCCAGGAACACGACCTGATCTTCACACTGTCACCCGGCGATCGCTTACCGCTGATGTGGCAGCCGGCTCACGCTCGCATGTGGCACTCGCCCGGAGCTCGACATTTCATTTTCTGTCGCCACACGGAAGCCGCAGCGAAACTGGAATCTCCCGAGATTCGACTACTCAATCACGGAGAGCGTATCAGCCGAATCGAAAAACTGCTTACTGGTATTGCGACGCAACTTGAACAGCTGGGGCAGAGCGTTGCCGCTCTAACCGAACCTGAACGAGGTCGCGCTCGTGATACACGTAAGACGGAGCCGCACACTGCATAGCTTGTTGGATATGCTTGCACACGTGCTCAGCCGTAGGCGGGATATTCTCTAAAAACAGCTGCGGTGATGCCTCATCACTTGCGGAGGCCAGCCTATCTGGATGCCACTGAGCACGTATGGTTGTACGGGTCACCGGCCCCCGCGGCATGCGAATGAACTGCGTTCCGTAACAGCACTCGTACCACTGCGACGGCAACTCTCTATGAAAACCGCCAAAGTGCGGCTGACGTCTGTGCAGCTCACCGTCGGTATTCCCGTACCTGGCGGGTATCACTCCAGTATCGCACAGCCGCAACATACCGATATTAAAACTCGAGTTTGGTACAAACACTTGAATGTACACACCCGCTTGCCGGTTACTCCTGTTATTCAGCGTGTACGCCTGCACGGCTCGCCAGTACATACCGTACGACCAGCCGTGATGTAACTGTCCAGCGGGCAAACCACTTCGCAATGCTATTAACACGAAAACCTCCTGACTATCGCCATAGATCGAGTGCTGCACAATACCCTGAAGCAACCGGAGTTTGTGGCTGCGACACCACACCGTCACCCATATCGAAGAAGTCCATAAAGCCGCACAAATACTCAGCGGATGCCCGCATGTGCTTCATGAATGTTTTTAACTGCACTCGCACATGCCTCTTCTTACGTTTGTGGGGATACCACGCTGCAAACATACTCGCCGCAACACTGTTACCTTGCGAAGACATCCACAACTTACCATAGTATGTCTCCACCCACTGTAACCTCTGCTGTTGAGTGAGATCATCGTTGTCAGGCGACCACGAAACCACCACAGCATCTGCAACATCAGGATTGTAGCGTGGTGGAATACTGCGGCCGTCATCTGTAGCTATACCGACTGCACGCATTGGCACAAACGCCTGAATGTACACACAGTACGCATTACCCGCAGCTGTATCCTGCCAAGAATTAACGTCTCGTATAACTCGCCAGTGCAGGTCCCAATGTACTCCTTGCATAAGAATCCCTGGCATTTCTCTGTTGAGTTCAATCAGCATCCTGACTCCTCTCGTTTGCGTAGCTGCTGACACACATACTCTGCCGTCGGCAGTATGGACTCCAACACTGATGACCACGGCACCTCCGTGCCGCGAACCAGAGGCATAGAAGCACCATGCCGCGTACGATACACCGAGGATTCAACTGAACACGATGAATAAGCAGCTACCCGCGTACAGTGCTCCGCCTCCAGCCAACCCGATTCTGGTACACGCTGCCGGCAGACCTCCACGTCTACACTGTAAAAACACACGGCACCACGCGCTGTCGCTGTGGTCGGTATCTCCAGATAACAGGTTGTATGACTTATCACACCACGCCCGTTACTGATCTGCCGCAAGAGTCTGGGCGCGTACACACGAAACATAATCTCAAACGGTGTTTGGCTATCATACCACTCCATAGACCAGAAATATCCATGCGACTTACCGGAGCGTATGACCGGCACACGCTGCTGCCTGGTTACTGTAATAATCATACAAACTCCAAGTTCGTGCTAAGGCGTAGATCGCATTACGCGACACAAATAACAACACAATGACTCTGTGTACTTCACAGACAATGCGTAGTCTGTCCCAAGCTTCTTCCCTTTCTTCTTGAACCAGTATCGATCCGGCCGCGTGGCTGCACCACGCGGCAACTGTACTACTGCAGCTGTACAGCAGACGAATACCCACGTATCAGAAACCGCTAGCCCGATGCTGTCCTCCATAAGATTACGTGGTTTTGTGTACCGCGATACGTACTCCCTCGCAATAAACGTCAGTTCTATCTGTTTCTGCAACCATGGATGCCCGCGCCACAGCCGTATATGCCCCCACGTGTTTGCGTGTCCATGGCTGACCATACACAAAGTATCCCACGACCAGAACTGCGAGCACGTTGATTGCGACCGTGGTAGCCCGCCCACTTGAATCAACACGACATTATCTCCTTGTTTAAGTTAAGGCGTGTAACACAGGAAATCGCACAGCGAGCAACAGAGAGATTCCATGTACGTCTTCGCCAGTCTGTAATGCTTCTTGTCCCGTTTTGGTAACGCAGCCTGATACCAGTACTGGTCCGGCGGCTTAACAAGACTGCTGCGTATCGGCACACGTGGGTTCGTGCTCCGCATCGCTACCCACTTGTCGAGAACCGCAATATCGTCACAATCACAAAGCGGCCGTACCTGTACAGCCTGCCGCAACCAACTGCGAGTCAGTTTATCAAGCCTATCCTCGTGTGGTATCCACGGGTGTGTCGGCCACAGTCTTATGTGTGCGATCCACGCTGTATCGATAATACTGCGACCTACCTGACAGAGCAGATTGTTGGACCAGAATATCGATACAATCCTGTCAGCTCTGAGGAAAGTCCTCGTATGCATTATTAGCATCCTACACCTCTCTCGCATACTCGTCTCGTGCGACAGCCGCACACAGAGATTTGCACATTATCGTTGCAGTATCCTGCCACGGCCTATCCCAAGCCATAATGTCAGATGACGGTGGTATTAAGTGAAACAGATCCGCACTCGGTACCAGATACTGTTTATCACAAATACCAAGCACCATCCACAACCACACGGCGCCATCTGCAAATGCCGTGTGCCGCTCGAAGTCCGCCAATAGGGCGTCATTCGCATTCAGCCATCGGCTCTCGCGTCTTCCGTAAACATCGAATGGGATATACACACCAGACTCGGTGTATATGTCCACATGCCCCAACACCATACCGTAGACCGTGTCAGGATTGTTGTGCTGCCTGGAGCAGCCACCGCGCAGTGCAGCCCACACTTTACCAGCATGCACTCCCCATAAACCCTTCTGGTAAGATAGTGCTGGTGCACTGCGATCCAGCTCGATCAACATCCTATACCCTCGCTGCCATGAGTGAATCGTTCCCGTGTACAACGGGAGAATCAAGCAATACCGCAGTGTTGATATTGTTCACAAGGAACAGATCACACGGCCATCCGGACATCAGAGAGTTAGTTAGCCACTCTCTCCTGCCATCTGTGTTCACCGCATACATCAAACAACCCTCATGCCACTTCAATGTAAGTGGTGTCGGGCAGGTATTTGTGGTTGACCACAGCGGCTTCAGAAACTGCAGCTGTGCCTCTTCCTGCACAACCTGCCCGATCAGCTCCACGTATGTCCGTCCATGTCGTACCTGTGAGAAACCATGCGGGCTCAAATTCCTGCCGTGAAAGCTCACAGCATTGTACAACGCCTTGTCTGTTTCTGTATCCTGCAGCAGCTCTTCTGCAACTATCAGGGCTTCTTCCATGAACCCTTCTGGCATATCCGTAATGTCATCTTCCATGACCAGCGTGACCGGGTAATCAGATCTGTACATGATCTCTTTATGCCCCTTAATCGCCCGGTACTGGCGAATAGCATAATCCCGCTGGCTCATCCGCCATGCTCTGTCTGTACGCCACTCTGCGTGCTGGATTGGCAACTCCCAATCTTTATTCACATACACGCTGTGGCTAACACCCATGCGTCGCAGGACGTCACTTGTAGTGTTCTGCTTCTTCGGATGTGCCAGTACAAATAGACCAATGTCAGGTGATCCGTAACGCATAGTATTCTCCGCAACAACAGGGGTTAAACGAAAACAGGGGCCATTGCTGGCCCCTGTAGATTTTCATGCAATCAACTGCGACTACTGACTAGAACTCTTCGTCAAAGTCCTCATCATCTTCGTCTTCTTCGTCATCATCGTCATCGTCATCGTCATCGAAGTCATCATCGTCGTCTTCATCATCCTCATCTTCGTCTTCGTCATCGAAGTCATCCTCATCGTCGTCAACATCATCGAACCGTGTTTTGGTGTCAAACTCCTCGTCGTCAGGAATTGCACCAACAACAGCTGCAGACGAACCGCCGAAATCAACACCCAACAAACTTGTCATACCCCACCTTTCCGGATATCCACTTGCCCGATGCTCGGGCGAATCAAGGAATGTAAACTCGAACAGAGGCTCAAATAGCGCTGCACTACCAAGATACGTCTCAACATTATCTTCCACATGACATGCCATTGACGGTCTGCTCCAGTGTATCGTATTCCGTGAAAAGTCAAAGCAAACACATGACGACGTGGTCACGCTTCATTTAACGGCTGTGGTGCCTACTCACCCAGCTTGTCACATCGCTTCTTTTCTTCAGCTTCCATAAGCTCCAGAACACGTGATGGCTTATGCGCTGCAAGTATAGCAAACAACGCAGTGATAACTGCATCCACCTGCACCGGCTTGATGTTGAGATGCGACGGCGTCATGCCGGGAAGCATCTGCACCAGCCGCTTCTTACTGATTTTCATTCTTTCTTCTTCCTGCTCCTGTGATTCGGGTTATTGTACCTGGCCAGCGGTTTACCGCACCGCTGACACACCTTCGCATCATACCAATGCACGGCCCTACAGCTCGGGATCCTGCACTGCCAGTAGAATTCGTAGCTGCCTGGTACACCCAATCCTGACGTCATCGCGTACTCCGGTGGTCGCATGATCGCATCAGCTTTCGTCCAGTTCAAAGTTAAAATAAAACCGCGGTGAGTGCTGGAACATGACTGTGCCTACTGCACCATCCTCTTTCCGCGTAACGACCGCCAGCGGGGCCGCAAACCCCCGCACTTCAAACAGCTCCTGTAGCTGTTTCATATCCCACACGTCGCCATACTGCTGCTCCAAAGCCTCTCTGGAGCCCGGCACAGCGTTGATCACCGCTACCATACTGCGACGAATATCTTCTGTCTGATCCACATCGCCTCCTAATCAATCACTCGAGGATATTTCTTGTAATCTTCTGCTGTGGCATTTTCTTTTACCCGTACCCAGCCAATGCCAACATACTCCATGACACATCCATCGTCGATCACAGTGTCAGGCTTTCCAGGACCCCCACAGCCCATAATCGCAGGATGTGTGCGGTGACGTTTCATCGGTGCCGGAAGCTCCGCAGCCGGCACGCTGAACTCATACTCGCGTGTGTAGCGAATCGTTACCATCCGCGATCGCTTTGCTGGTTTCTTAACTGCAACCACACCCACCTCCGTTATACGTAACCGTTAGATTTGGTACTTTTCTCGCAACTCTGCGATCGTCTTGGACTCCCACATCGTGGCGCGAGAATGAGCCTGCTCTATAATGGCTATTTCAAAGCTCTTCCCGGAAGAGTTTGCAACAACCCTCTCAGCGACATCCAACAACGCCATAACGTTGGCTTTATCCGCTGTAGTCGTCTTGACCGTAAGTTGTAGTCCGTGCGGATCCGTTTGCACCAGCTCGCCATCCACATGGCGTAGCTGCTCCGACAGCCGTTGCCGAAATTCAATCAAGGCATCACGAGACATCCCACGAGTATTTACAAACAGCATACACCCTCCAAAGGCTGACTACATATCAGTCAGTGTAAAACACAACATTGCAGGCTCCGGTAACGCACCGAACTGCCGCACATACGCATCCTCCCACTCCTCGTTAGGCCGCACGGAGAGGCGGATCTGATGGTCAAACCATTCCGCCGTTAGATGCTCAAGTCCAAATACGCCGGCCTTGATCCTGCTGAAGATCAATCCGACTTGCCACGTATCCACTGTACGGAAATGCCTGTGGTCTGGCGGTGCTATTTGCATGTGAATCTCCATGTTGTTTAATCAAACTACTGGAAGATTCTCATCCACCTCCAGATTACCGTCGTCAGGATCATCGGACTTTAGCCAACCAGCGGCCTTCAGGATGTTCCACACCTCCTGACAGATTGTTGTAGCGGCCTCTCTACTGATTTCGTAGATAGCCGCGAGCGACTCGGCCGCCCTGAGATCAATCTGCACGTCGCTATACTTCTCCACAATAGGTGCCACCAGTCGGACAAACTCGGATTCGAGCTCTGGCGGCGACTCCAGATTCCCCTCGTAGTAGTAACAAATCTGAGCACAGTTGCCAGACTCGTCATACTGAAACACTACCTCCACAACACGCGGACTAGGCTCACGCAAACACACGGCAACCACAACTGACATATCCGAAGCCAGGCCTCTGGGCGACACCGGCCCTTCCGGGATCGTCTTCCATGTGTTATGCGGACCAAACGGTACGATCGACAATTGTCCGCGACTGGAGCTATCCAGCAACTGACACTCCAGCATTACCCACCCCGCTGGCTTGAATTTATCTTCCGTTCTCTGCAGCTCTGTACGAATTTCAGCCATCACAGCCGAATCATCTTTTGCGCACCTCGCGATAAACGCCTCACGGTCGAGATAGACCACGCTCATTACACCAAGCCTCCAGTAAATGTTTGTATTGTTTTGGGATCGTAGCCATCATTCCGTTGGTGTGTGGGTTAAAGCCATAGAACCCCACATTAGCGTCTACAGTAATTCCTGACAGTACCCCGGGGCTGTTCTCCACATCTTCCACTTTCCACATATACGCCCCATCACGCAACCATAGATCAAGCTCTTGAATCTCAGCCGCTATGGTCTCATACGCTTGACGTCTTAGCTCGTGTGGCTTGTGTCGCAGTTTTGGCCACTTATGTCTGATTGACTTGTTGGTACAGTAGATCCAGCCGCACTGCCCGGTGATGTTTGCACTGCCTTTGAATGGTTCTGTATCTACACGAATAACCTCACCCCACTCATATATGTACACAGGCAGTATTGCGCAGATCTGATTCTGTGGAAGCTGATCATACCATTGCTGATAATGTTGATTTGCTCTCGACTCCAGCCACTTGGCGTGCCCCTTCATACCTACGCGATCTGCGTCTGTACGATTATCACAGAGACTGCGACCGCGGCTTCCAGCATATTTATCCCACGCGACTATAGTGCCAACTTTATACCACCACCTTCCGCCGTACCGCGGCCCCGGATCGCCAGGTGCGTGCACAACCTTGAGTATTCGCACAAACCGTGGACCGCACTGAATCAACACAGCCGGCGTACCTTTCAATAAAAAAGCCTCAGAGTATTTCTGAGGCTTCACGGGTTATTGTTATTGCGGCATTATCACTCGAAATCGAGTACGTCGCACGCCTCATTCGGCACTGTCTTGCGTAGCTGTCGCCAGCCGTGCTCATAGTTACCAGACCACTTCGATGCCTGCTCATATGAGACGCCAGGTCCGCAGCCTGTGAGCTGCATACACTCGGCTGGATGTTCCAGGGCACTGGCATGCTTTGGTATCTGTGCCACCAGTCTGTCATACAGCTTGACGTCTTCCGCGACGTCACGAATACCGGATTGCGTCAGATATGAAATTCTGGCACAGCGTGCTGCAGACACCTTTGGTGCGTCTTCGGCTGCAATGTCCTCGTCCCCCGGGAAGCCGAAGTACGGAAGATGCCACTGCCCATATTCCAGCAGCTTAGGCCGACTACCCATCATGGCGACTCTCGCCATCTTGGCAATCTTCTGGAAATGCGGCTCAGCCATATGATGGCACCTCAGTGCAAACATATTGGCCCACGATGATGTAGTTCCAGATACGACCACTGTGATCCACATCCACGGCTCTATGTACCGATTCACAACCTGCTTTGCCAGCCCGAGATCGGTAAGCTCCCTGCACAGCTGCAAGGCTTGCTGGAAGTGTGCAAGAATCTTCTGCTTGGCCACTTCCTGCACTTCTGGCGAGACCTCATCGTACGCCTGCATACCTGACTGGGCGGCACCCCAATGGATAGGCAGGAACGGATCGCGATCGACATCAGCGAGCATCTTTGCAATAGGTATCGCTCTCGATGATGCCGAGTTCCTGCTACTTCGCTTATGCGTGAGCAGCTCACTATGGATGATGCGAGGATATCGCACCTCCATCGTTGTCAAACGATTACCGTTCGGGTGCCTGCTATCTGCCAGGATCTTACACGAGAACCCTGTTACCTGATCTTCCATCACACTTTCTTTCTGCGTACTGCTTTTGGTTCTGCCGGAACTGCCGGCTCTTGGTACGTCACATCGCTTGTGACGCCATACTGCTTCTCCAGGGCCATCTGTGCGAAGTGAATACACTTCTTCAGATCCTCAACCCCACTGCCTTTGAGTTTGTGGCGTGACACGTACTTCACGACAGAAAACTGCAGACAGTCAAGATTGTTCGCCAGTGCAATCTCCACCGGCTCAATGCCCATACCCTTGTAATGACTACCGCCGTGCTGGATATCCAGCACGGACTTGCTGCTTTTTTTAGCCATCAGCTATACCTGCTTTGATGCATGCGGAACGTCGTGTGGAAACAAAACAAGCCAGCAGCGTATGTCCACATCCTGCGTACATACAACTACTGGCTCGCGAAAAAATATCAATTGCACCAATTATTCTGGTGCTGGCGTCTCGTCAACCGGTACCGGCGTTGGTGCCGGAACTGGCTCAGACTCTGGCGATGTCGCTGGCGATGGTGCTGGAATATCTTCCAGCACTTGGAACGCAGGTTCATTCGTCTCACTGATGGTCGAGATATCATTCAGCGCAGCTGGGCCGTCTGGTGCCACGTCGTCCACAACAACAAACGTTCGAGATGTAACCGTCGAGCCATTGTTGGCTTCATCGAAGTACTGCAGCGAGATAGTGACTTCTGTACCGGATGGTACGGAGAAGTCCACAGTCTGCCCATCAGCAGCATCAAGCTCTTCCTTGATATCAACCTTGCCCGGTGCAGAGATTGTCACAACCTGCTTTACCACGTCATCGACGACTGGGCCGAGGGCCAGTCTTTTGTTCATAAATCCCATGGACTCACCTCTTGTCAAAATGTTGAATTCCGACGGCTGAACCGCCAGCCGCCACAGTAACCCACGGATCCTGGCAAGATCCTTTGCTGGCTGTATTTCTCTGTTGGCAATTATCGTCAGTATTCGCACCTGCTGTTGCAGTTGCGTATTCATGGCACGAAGCTCAGTTGACGCCTTCACCAATTGCGATAGCACATCTCCTAGTGTCGTCTTATCAGATTTGAATGGCCAAACCATAGTTGTTACCTGATACGCACACGCCACAGCAGAGTACAGCAGGCTGCGACTATACCGCCGCAAACTGCAATCAGCAATCACTGCCGATTAAATTTTCGACAACAACAGTTCAATATCATCATGATACCACAGCCACCTGTGATTCGGCGTCGGTAACGCGATGACTTCCCTGTACCGCTTAACCATCTTGGTGTACTTCGCATCTCCTGCTGGCCCAATCTTCGCAAACCATTGGTCAAGCATCCATCCTATTACACGATTCTCCCACAGGGCCGCATACGTAAATGTCTGCTTCGCCGTTGCGAAGTGTTCTCGCAACTGCTTCACGATCTTCCATCTGTCTTTTGGTGCTAGTGCCATAGCGTCCTCAAGTTAACGTGACATACGATAAATCTGTCAAAAATCTGGGTCAACTCTATCTACAGCATCATTGTCAGGCGGTACTGGCGGTACATCAGAAAAATCCAATGGCTGTAAATAGTCACTGTAGTCGGCATCACCGGGTAGCAAGACAGCGTGTGTGTTGCGGTTTTCTGCTTGCTGCCGCATTGCTGCCGCATGTAGCTGTGTCTGAAGTCGATCCCTATCTCGGGGAGATAGTGCATCAGCATTCCGATCCATACCACGCCCGATATTCGGTACAGTGCTTTGCTGCATTATTGCTGCAAGATCTGCTGGAAGTGCCCTAACCTGCTCGATATCAACATTGGGCAGATTAGACATATTTGCAGTACTCCTAGCCTCTTGCGGAGCTGGCCTGTAGCCAGCCATAGGATCTGCCGCACCCCGATCCGACGTATTCCCAACAATACCTGTGTGCCTATCGGCAAGCTGTTGTTGGATGTTGATACCCCTGGGCAGCACCGCCGACCGCTGCCTAGCCGGTATCGTGTCGTCCTGCCTGGCTACACGCATGTCTACATCGAGCCGAGCCTCGCCGGAAGTCGCAAAAATGTCAGCATTAGAATTAGCCCGCCCCATCGAGCCGCCAATACCGGCAGTCCTAATCCATTGCGAAGCTGGCTGATTTATCATTGACCGGACACTCGCCACGGTCGTCGCCTCTGCCTCATCCAGCCTAGTCCCAGCCATATGTCGCGTAGGGACTGTCTGAACTGGTATAGCTGCCGTAGCAATACTACCAGTCGTGACAGCTGGCCTATGCGGCTCCCCGTCACCAAGATCTACAAACCGACCTGTGGTTGGTGTATTGGCTACCTGCTCTGGCGTAACCAGATCCGCAGCCAACAACTCTCGCAAATCGACATACGTATTATCGCCACAGTTTGTGAACATCACACACCACAACGAATCCAGAATACGATCTGCTGTAGCTCGCTGTACCGTGCAGCATAGCACTTCGAGTGGGATCGTGTCGTCCAGCGGAAGCAACAGAACCCAATACTCAACAGTCACGGTATCATTCTGCGTGTTGGCGTCATACTGCCGCTCAATTCTCGACTTCCACTCGCCCGTGCCATAATACGTTTTGTACTTCAACACCTCAGCAGTAGAGAATACGCGTATAGCCTGCAACGGTTGTGGGAGTAGTACTAGCCTATCCGGCAGCCGCACAACCCACTGTGCCTTTACCTTCCCTGTCATGCTGCACCTCACTGCTGCTTTGCTGTAAACGACACAGACTGTGCCTCAATCGTTAGTGGCCTGTCCAATTGCCGAGGCTGCTGCGTAAACGCATAGCTATTGGCTACCACAGGCCCACCCACGGTCGGGTCGCCCAGTGTGTGCATACGGCCGTCATCAAATACCAGCGAAGCCTGCCCGCTGCCGTTGTACTGAACGCCGGTTACCCGCCGCTCAGCCATCCTGCGCCGACAATAAGAGATGAACCGACTGACTGAAGTCGGTTCATCTTCTTTTTTGTCAGCAACAAACTGTTCATACAAATCATCAAACAAGTTTGGTTGCATAATCTCCGCCTATTCAGACGCGTGCTCCGCGGCGTCGCTTGTCATGTCAATGGCCCGCAGTTTCTTCTGCTTAACTACAGGCGTTCTGTTCGCGTCCAGCCGTTTCTGTACGCGGTCAGTAATCGTCGTCACTTCTTCCGGCTGTACTGTCTCTGCCAGCTCCACAGCGACAGTAAAGAACGGAGAACCATCTGCCTTTCTCGCCAAATGGATTCCGCGAATCTCGGGCTTAAGCTCGTTCTTTGCCACCGCCTCGTCTGCGAGCTCCAGTAGCTTCGTCACAAGATCCGTAATCGCGTTAACACATACGTCAGTGAAACCACTCGACTTCAAGTTCTCCTGCAGCTCGCTGATGACGGTTCCCTGGATAACCGCATGATTACCAACCGCTACACCAGCCGCTGTTACCTGATCACTGCTCACTATGCTGTCCTTCAAATAAGTCCAAGATGTGCCGCAACGGCATCCTTCGTGTGTCCGGATTTTCCTGCCAGCTCCTGCAGCCTGGCTTTAGGATAAGGAAGTCCGCCAACCATACCGAGAATTTGAATCTCGTCCGTGTTTCCACCGCTCGGATACACACCGCTGAACACCGTGGTGTTCTTAGTTGTGTCTTTAACACACAACATCCTGTTCATCATCTCTACACCGCTGTCAAGCTGCTCTACGGTCACAGCAGTATCACCATCCCAGGCTTTACCACTAATGACATACAGCAACCCGGCAACGCTACCGTCTCCCAGCGTCAGTGACGCTAATACGTTCTGCTCCAGCTGACTGCGGATCGCTTGACTCACTGCTCCGGGCGTCGTCCAGTCCTTAACCGTAGCTGCAGCGAACGCCACCACACCAGAATCCAACAATTTTGCAAAATCCCCAGCATCGAATGTTGTGCCTCCAACACTCTCGCTCTTCGTGCCAGCGAGCTGATTGAAGACATGAAACAGCTTAGCTGTCCCAGCGTTCGATGCCGGTTTCTCCTGATTCGCGGCAATTCGCTTGCCGTACAACGTCTTGTACTTCTCGTTGTCAATGAAGATGACTGGACTCACATTGAGTACTGCCAGCTTCGACGCAGAGTACACCGTGTTGGCCGCCGGTCGCTGCCCCTCTGAGTCTTTTGGCATCGCCATGATGCAGCCTACCTTCGCAGACTTCTTAAGCGACCGCATGTAGTCTTTGGCGGCGTTGGCTACAGCTGTAAACCCTCCGGCGCCAGTACCGCCACCAGCAGCAAAGCAGACAAAGACATAATCAACGTCCGTGCCCCAGCTGCGTACCATGAGCTCTATCAGGCTCTCGTGCTGCCCTTCGAACAGCGTTGCTGCAGCCGTTGGGTCCTTCCCTGCACCTTGCTGTGACCCTACATCAAGCTTCGCGCTCGGTGGGAATGTCGTCAACTCGGCAAGATCGGCTACAGCAGTATTAACCGCACAGACTCTGGCATACCCCAAGTCTTGAAACGTTTTTGCGATCCTGCCGCCAGCCTGCCCGACACCAATGAAAGCGAATTTGTAAGCTACCGGCGTATCAAACGAATCCGCTATTTCTCCACCACCATCGCCACTTGGTGGATCCGGTAACGCGCCAATATCCAATGTAAATGACATACTCTGCTGCTCCCTGATTCATGCAGTTTTTGTTTCGGCTGCACGGGCATCGTTGATCTCATCAACAACAGCAGCGTACAGGATAGGGTCCGCGACAGCCAATTCTGTCATCATCTCAGTATACTTCTCGTCCGATACGCTGAACAGCTGCACCACAGCCCCCTTAGCCTGCTCCCGGACAGCTTGTGGTGTGCGGCTTGGCAGCACATCCGCTGCCGTGGCTGTAGCCGGCGGAGACACCACAGTGAGCACTTCCGCTGCCTCAATTACGCCACCCATCTCGAGTGGCGGGTCGTACGGATTGTCTGCCACCGGTAACGACGCTGTCGCTGCTACCTTTGCTGCCGCCTTATTGCTTCTACTCTCTCGCAACCGCCTGCGATAATCAATTGCACCGTTGTCCGTTGTTGACATCAGCGACCGTTCCCCTTAACTGAACAACTTTGTCATAGTAGTTGAAAACAATTTACGCCTGGCAGCCACAAACCGACTAACATTCGCGTTTGCTTCGACCAGAATCGCTGGCGATTGTACAATACTCAGCAGGCGGCTCAACATGGCTGGGTGAATAATATCGGAAGATACGCCTGCTGGGTACCCGTGTCTATCACATTCCGGCTTCGGCACGCCAACGGCCAGATGCGGGTTTACCGCCAACAGCTCACTCATAGGGTTCGCCATAACACCGACAATGGATATACCGTGGCTGTACGCGTACAGTCCACGTAGCATGGCATTCTCTACAGTACTCGGCCATAACATCACATCAGCACCGTGATACTGCAATTCTCGCCACAGGATATGCCGGCTGGTTCGAACAGTCACAAATGGATAACGACGAGCCCAGCCCATAATCGTACGAACGTATTCTAGTGGTATATCGCTGCTCGAGAGCACTATCCGTAATTCATACGCACCGACGACCTTTGCCAGAAACTTTGAGACACGGACTAGCATATCCCTGCAATTGAACCGCCGCCAGTCGCCGTCATAAATGGGCCACACAATTGTCACCGGCCGCCCATCTGTCTTTGGTCTGTACGTATAGTCCGGTGTATTTGGTGTCAGCGGCAAATATACAAATCGCGGTATTTTATTGTCTACCGCACACCTCTCACCGCAGCTTCTATTGATTGCCAACACTTGATCCGCTGTGTGGTAGGCCTGCGTCACCGCTGCGGTTTTCAGCTCTTGTGGATCATACAGCACATAGCTCTTGATCTTCTGCTTACGCAGGTACTGCAACTGAACAGGTTGCGGTATTACAGTCCAGATCACGATATCACGATGACTGCACCAGTCTGTGAACAGTACTCTGCTACCATGATGTTGCCGCGTATCCCAGCTTACACCTTGTGCCGATACCTTGCTGGTCGGTATTACTAACATCGATACATCGAAACCACGTTGATCCAACCAGTCGGCGATCGTCGTAGCGACATAGGAACACTCGTTCCTGTCATACCGTGTGCAGATACCTATTCTTGTGCTCACATTATTTCCACTGCCGCACTTCATCACTCATTGCATATGGCGGCATCGAATAAAGGCCCACCCGGACAGTACTCCCAACTGCCCAGCGCTTGTGTGGACGCACCAGTGATTTTACACCTATGTGCTGACAAACAAACGGATAAATCACACCACCCCACATACCGGCCCGCTCTACACTCTTCCGAAGCAAGTCGTCAAACCGTTGTTTCACGTTTGGCGGCTGAGTCAGGAACGGTACACTATCAAATGCCTGCCGTGAAATGTACAGACACTGAGCAGTAATTCCAGAAGGTATCGCAAGCTGTCCAGCTTTGGCGTGCAGGCTGTGATTCAATTTAATGCCCGCCAATACACCAACCTGCTTAGGCGTAAACTCTGCACTCCTCGCCACGGTGTCCAACATCCGGTTATACCAGTCGATGTTGAACAGAACGTCGTCTTGAAGAAGAAACACGCCGGCTGCATCTGTACTAGCGAATAACTGCTGCACAGCGTCGCATGATGCGGATACAACGCCTCTAGGAAACGCTGCTCGAGTTATGTGGACCTTAGTCGATATCCCTCTACGTAATACTTCGCCATCTGGCAGTATGGAAAACCCACGGATTGTCCACTTTGGATCGACCGGCCAGGCATACTTCAGCAAACTGGTGTCACTGCACTTATAATACCCTAGTGTCGTTATGTCGTCGCTGGCGTCGTCGAACACCCGTACGCTAACGGCACTCGGCAACATAGTTGCAGATAGCGATCTCAGAGTAACATCCAAGTATGCTGCGCGATTTCTGCTCAATATACCGATTGGTGGATTATCCATCTGCGTGCTACTGCTGTGGTAAAGCCTGCGGTTGCTGCTGTGTGGCTTGCTGCTGTTGCTGCATTAACATATCACCACCCTGCATTCTTGCTTGGTTTCGTATCTCGTCCAACTGGCTCTGCACCAGATCTGCCATGACTGGATTTTCTTTACGCAGCTGTATGAGGTACGACTTTCGTTGACCTTCTGGCAGCCCCATAACCTGCTGGGCAATGGTGCTAGCCTGATTCTGCATTTCTTCCACTGTGGTGGGCTGATTTGGTGCAGGCATCTGTTGTGCCCCGAATGCCTGTGCTGCATTTTGTGGTGTACCGCCAGCAGCCGGTCCGCCAGCAGGTGGTGCCCCGCCAGCCGGTGCTGCCCCGCCAGCCGCAGGTGGCGGAGACGGTGCGCCGCCGCCAGGCATTGCACCCGGCATACCCTGCATCGTTGGCATCTGTCCTGGCATCCCCGGCGCTGGTGGTGGCGTTACCGGACCAGCTGGAGGCGGACCTTGTGACATAGCCGCGATGTTGGCCTGCTGATCCATCTCAGCCTGTGCTTTCTCTGTCTCCTCTGCAACAGTTCTTTCTTCGTCAAGCTTGGTACGCTCTTCTTCAGCAAAGTCCAAGCCCACCGAGCTCAGGCCTGTTGTACGGCTAATCTGCCCACCCATCATAAGCTGCAATTTCGCCATCTGTCTGTTCAGGTCGTCTGCGTGTGTCACGCGCACAAGCTTTGCTGTGACTGGCTCCCAGTTAAAGAGCTCCCCAACCCGCTGAACTATGTGTGCCAACTGCTGATTCATGGCGTGCACAAGGTGTGACCAGTTCGCCTCAAACAGTCGCAAGGCTGCTGGTGCCGCCTGAATGCTCAGCGATCCCTTATACATCTCAACCGGTACGCCAATCGACGTCAGCAGTGTATCCATGCCTAGTTCTAGCAGATCGCTTGGTGCGAGCTGTGTGGCGTCGCCACCAAGGGCCTGATATTCAATTGGTGATGGCAGCACATTCCACTGTGCCGGGTCACGTCTGCGGTTGCTGATCATTTTACGAACACGTGACGAGAAGTCTCCCATGTTCATATTCAGCAACGGATCATTCATTGACCCACTATCAGCATTTGTCGCACCTTTTCGCGATGTTGGTGTGATAACACGGAACGGAATGATGTAGTCCAGCGCCAGTGCTTCGTTATAGGCGTGCAGCAACTGCACATACCAAGCCTGACGGAAGTTCGTCAGTACCCGTGAGATTCCCCAACCCTGTGCTCTGATACCAGCCAGCGGCTCTTCACGAGAGTGGTAGACTACATCCTTGTCGAACCACAGGTGCTGGTTGTGTTTGATCGTCTGAATGACTTCCCAGTTTGCTTTTTCTAGCTGGAACAGATCTCCACGACGGATCTGCGCTCGGTAGTCTTCTGGAATCTTCCAGATGTACTCTCTCGCACCGGTGAACTGGTCATAGCAAATGGCCATCTCGTGTGGGGACCACCGCTTGACGGTGACATCACCACTGGAGCCAGCTCTACGATCGATATGCTTCCAAGCGCCGCTGTACTTACAGTGTGAGCATGTCGCCGTAAATTCAAAATTTGCGAAGCGGTAGCCGAACTGCGGCGCATTTGCCAGCTTTGTAAGCGGAGACTCAAAGCCGCACTGTGGACACGCCAGATACCTGCGAAACGGCATTAACACTGACGTGAACGAATTACCGTATGTCAACAAGTCCAGGGCTGTCGTCTGCAGCAGCGTTCGAATGTTCAACTTATCTTCAAGAAAGTCCGTGTATTGCTGCTTCTCGTCTTTGCCGATACGGTTTTTACCGTCACCGTCGCTCTTGGCCTTCACCTCAATGTCCGTGATGAAGTAGGCAATAACACGGCTTATTGCAGCTCTGTATACACCCGAAGCGCCGATAATAAACTCACACCACCGATTCGCCTCGTCGATATTGGCCGGCATTGCCATCGACGAGAAGCTCATGAATGGGTCGGCAAACTGGTGTGGATCCTTACCAGTCCACGCAGAGTTCGACATCAGGTTGTCTATTTGCGGCGCAGCCATCTACCAAATCCCTTTAACCAACACGGCTGGTTATACGTAACGGAAGCTCAGCTCACTGTTGACTGCGTTTTTTCAGCTGTTCTGCGGCTTTATCCGCCAGTCTGTGCGTAGTATCGTCGTCTAGTGCGGCCGCTTTTACAGCTGGTGTTAGCGAACTAGCTCGCTTCGCAAGCTTATCAGCCACATCCGGCGTGTGGGAGTCTACAATACCACGTTTTTCCATGGTCATTCGTCCGTTGCTGTTTGAACTATCAACAACACACAGTACTCGATAGCACCGTGTTTGAATTGTATGTTTGTGGTCTCAACCAAATGTACAGCACTACTACCCTCAACTCGCATAGCCACCGCTGGCGGTTGTTGCGAATTGTCAGCAGTTGTGAAGTTTGGAAAATAGCACATCTTACCGGCCGCTGCATGATCAAACACTAAAATCAGCATACTGCCCTGCAGAATCACGTCCGTGTACGGTGCTTGGAATACTCCAATACCTGTCACCTCAAACGTCACGATCTTGTCCGGTATCATGTGCGGGCGTGACGCAGCCATCACCGGTGCAACTGCCTGACGTCTACCGGCATTCTGTAATACCTCCATAGGTCTTAGCCCGGACACAGCCTGCCGCTGTTGCAGCTCCTGCGGCTCGTCGTATACGTACGCGTTTGGTGATGGCACAGCCGCGGCAACATTTCCAAGTACAACCGGGTTCGCTGTCTTTACCGATCCCGGTACAAATCTCTGCATCTGCTGCTGCCTTAATTGTGACACAGTGTACGAAACACCTGTCGGACGCCCCGGATCAAAATTGATTACTGTGTCTTCTACCATGTGCGGATCAAACCCTTCTGGCGTGCCGCCTGGCGTTGATGGTGGTACTACTACTGTGGAGATACCACGTCTCGCCGACAAGTGATTACGCACATGTGACGAGTCACCAAGAACTCTACCAGCTGCGTCTGTAGCTGGCGTATCTCCCTGATCAAGCAAAATGTAGCCAGCACCTGTCGCCATTGCGATCTACCTTCAAAGACTAAAAAAAAAGAAACACGAGGGTCAGGCAAGCCGCCTGACCCTCGTATCCAGGCGATAAATTTGGTGATTATTCGAACAACTCCGGATCACGCTCACACACTATACTACGTGGCAGCGTGAAAAACACGCCAACCAGTGGTAATCTTATGTAACCGCTCTCCCTTGCATATTCGTAAATCGACACCAACTTCAGCACAAGTCGCTGAAACAGCTCTGCTGTTGGTACAAGTGCTGCCAACACGTGTACGTCATCACCAGACAGTGTCTGAGCCATCAGCACCACCACCAGACACAGAGAACTCCCCGGATCTGGATACGTCGGCAATGTCGTACAAGTCCCATAGCGATGCAGCCATGGTATAGGGTTTACAGCGTCGTCCGGGATTGTCAATCTCCAGTTATCCTCGAACTCCCGCAGAAGCTCAAGGATGTGCCCGGGATAATCTGCCTCGAACTTATCCGATAGATAGATCATAGACAATCCATAGAGACACGAGGTCTCCCCAACTGTTGTGCCCCGTACCGCGCCCTACCGTGTGCATCCAGCTGGATATGCTGTACAATGCACGCGTGTCGAGCATACAGTTGCCGATACGGCTGGGCAAAGGCTGCCAGCATGTCAGCCTCTGTAACACGGCTATTCAGGTGCGGGTACTGCACAGACAAGAAACCAAAACCAAAGTCCAGCTTCTCCGCATCACTTTTCAGTGCGACAGGCTCCAGCTGTTCTAAGGCTCGCTTTGGATTCAGTATTGCAGTCAGCAGTGCGTCGTCAGAAAAGCTCTTGGACAATCTGCCCAACAGCCTACGCATTGGCACCATCAGCTGCATACACTCGTCTGTGATATCCAGCGCCTCGCCACGTCCGTGGTGCAGGGAACTGTCAGCTTCGGCTGAGTCCAGTCGTGACAGAAGGCCATTCAGGTCGACACCAAGCTGCACAGCCGCCAGTCTGACTGGATTCGCCACTCGGATCATCTTGCAGGCCAGCCTCGCTGGATTGCAAACCTCCACACCGCAGAGTGATGTGAAGTCTTCGTACACTGGCACATGCTCACCAATGTATGTCAGATACTCCTGTGGCACCAACCACTTCGCTGTTGGGTTACTGTGCGTATTTGGAGCAACACACAGCAGCTCCAGCACAGTTCTCCCCTTCACTACTGTTTTCAACAGCTTCTGCAATTCGTCATCCGACATCTCTGCCGATACGCCTGCAACGGCTGCGGCCGCCCGCTTAGCCGGCGTACCGGCAAGGTGGGCAGCACCAGGTTTAGAGAAGCCTACCAGAATTTTGGGCAATTGTGGTGCTGCATCACCCGCCACATCGTACCCAGCGAACTGCTTCTGTTGACGCAGCAACTCCATAGCAATATCTGCAGACTCCATCTTACGCCGAAGTACAGGCTCGTGAAACGGGCTGATAGGCACTGATGCGTCCAGAATCTTGCCCTTAGCATCCGGGAACGCCACAAGTCCCAGCTGGTGCTCGTGATTCACCTCGTCATAGTACACACGCCCATCACAGATCCGCGGATACACCCACTGAAGTGGTAGTTGCAAGATTTCTCGCATACCCTGGACTTGCCGTCGCCCGCGATATGTCACAACAGCTGCAGCTGTATCTCCCAGCGGAGCCAACATGTGCCGCACATGCCAAGTTAAACCAGCCGTATCCCATGGTGCCGCCCCCCACTCTGTCCCTTGCAACAACGCCAGCTGCTTTGCGATCAGCGGGTACGTGTGACGAAGCTCTCGCTTTTCAGCAGATGTCTGAGGTGGGCCTGCAACTGTACGACCATTCGAAATTGATACCATTGTTCAAGTCTTTCACTAGAAAGCTATTAAAAACAAAACACTCAACCCACAGGCACAAGCTTGCGGATATCGTCCATTCGCGTCGAGTCGACCTCGCGTCGCTCTCCGTGCTTATCCCAATCTTCCTGCTGGATAACCAGCTGCTCTCCGTCTTCGCCGCTAACGCGACTAACAAAAATTAGCTTTAGCCCGCCAGGCACCTGCCGCATAGACTTGACTGGCCGTCCCATGTAGAACTTCCAGCGAAACTTCGGCCCCGTCCGCATTTACATAGTCCTAAAATTGTAGCTCTCCTTAGAAACCCGCAAAAAGATACAGCGCATAAAAACAGCCGACAATTGCTTGTCGGCTGATATATAACGCACACATATTAACTGACGCATTTCAGGCGTGAGTTAACCGGCTCAAAAGAGTTCAGTCTCATCGTGCGGGACGTCGTCTGACGCTTCGCCCTCCACGTAGTCCTCGTCATCCATGTCCTCGGCGTCGTCTACTGTGTCGTCAGTTACCTCGTCCGCAGCAATTGACTGCCGTATGAACTCAGTAATCGGCAACTCTGGCCCGACCCAACCATCAGTTAGCGACTCCTGATCCGTCGGCGCCGGTATATCATGCAGAGGTACGGCGCCGTATGGCGTCTGCAGAAAGTGAAATGGCCCCTTTGTAATCCTGAGCGCATGCCCCAAAAAGCAGAAGATATACGTCGACGTGCCGAGGTGCCCCTTGATCGCAGTACGCAACTCTTCTACAGAATCAAACGCATGCATCGCTGGTGCAGCTGCTTCCGGTATCAACAGCATGTGGAACTTGGTATCCACATCCCGCTTCTGGTTTAACACAGCCGACATCAATGAGCCAAGCGCTCCGTCAAGCACTACACCCTGTGGTAGCACTGGAGTCGGTTGCTGCCACATATGCGGAGGCAGCGGAGGAGACGGCTGATAGCGTGGTTGTGCCACCTGCGACTCTGCAGGGAATCCCTGCTGTAGTTGCGGTCTAGCCGTCGTCCGCAGTGCCTCCATTATAGGGTCGGCTAACTGTTGCGGTCTGGGTGGTACTTGTGGCTGTACCGGCGGTACGCCACTCGACTCAGGTGTCGGTTGCGACATGATCATGTATCCTCGTAAAGCACGGTCAGCCCTAACGTCACGCACTTCACGGCATAAGGATCAGCTTCAGTGCCGTGCCACGCCGTATGCATGCCCAGCTGACCTGGGTGCGTAATTAACTTGCCAGTTTCGTCGACCCAGTCCTGCACTTGGGCATCTATGCCTTGAGCAGCTTCACCAGGTTTAGAGAACTCCTGGAATGCACCAACTGAATCCCGCACGTACCAGCGATTTTCAATAAACGTTTTCGTGAGTATCACGACAAGTCTCCCGAACTACCATACAACTTGGATTACTTCTTACCGGCCGGTACCGCCGCACTCGATGCTGGTGGTGCGGATGGTGCCGTCTCTGCCGGAGTCTCAGCTGGCTCAGGCTGTACCGGCTTATCGAAATCAAACCCACCCGCTACCAGCCTCTTGGGCTGTATCACAAACTCGCCCTTGCGCAGATCAAACTGCACTGTCGCCTCTTCGACACGCCCGCTGTTACCGGTCGCCTTAAACTTGCCTACCGTCACAAGCCGCAGGCCGACCACCGGCGCTGGTGTGTACAAGCAGTGGGCATGCGGAGCATGTGTGCCGTCGGTCAAGGTCACACACACGGCAATATCTTCCTTTGCCGGTGTCGTGTATTCAATCTGCATCAAACTGTCTCCATTGCTGCAAGCTCAGCTGCCGTCTTAGCTGGCCCTACTTTGAGTGTTGGTAACGCCGGGTACGCCGGCATGGACAAATAAGAAAACTGCCGAGGCCCATTAACTGCAAACACAGTCAATTCCACCGTCGGCAGTTCTGTTACAATACGCATTCTTCTCAGTGCATCCGCGTCTACAAGCGGTATCGTATAAACAACAGTACGATATGCCACACCAGTAACAGGGTCAATGAACGCTGCGCCGCCGATAAACTCCAGACAGTCCCGCCACAGATCTTTATGCACAGCATAGATCAATCTGTCCATGTCGACGTCTCGGCCACACACTGTACGTGTGCCTAATCCATCAAAGACTCTACCACCGGAAAACGCCCCAGCCACACCTTTAACCGGTATCTGGACTGTACGCAGAAAATCCCTGAATAGATCTCGGTTCAATCCGGGGATAGCTGCATACAATACCCCGACAGTGAAGAATGCAAACTCTCGCTGCAGACTTATCAGTGTCGGGGCACCAACTGCCGATACAGGCTCGTCAGCCGCGTCTATCTTAGCAGACGCAGTCTTGACTGGATTAACATGTTCCGACAGTGGATCCATACGACACCCTGATTACAGATTGGCAGCTTTCGCAATTCGCCAAGCAAATTCTATCTGCGCGTTGGCATTATTTTCCATATCCTGCGGCGGCTGCAATATTCGCAGATAGCGTGCCAACTGCTCATACTTCACCCACTGTCGCTGATCCGACGGCACTACCGCGTCATACGGATCACACCAGATCGGCGGCATAAAGTTCGGGTGTGACCAGCACGCTGGCGGTACAGAAAATGGTATACCCTGCTCCGCACAATACCCCATGGCATCGACAGCCAACAACTGCAGCTTCTCTCGAATATTCAATCCAAACAGTTTCGCACACTGCATACTAAAGACGCCAGGATTCATGTTTGCTACTACTACATTTTCATAGCCAATAAAATCCCTGAGCATCTTCAAGGCCATGTACGCCACTGCCCCGCGAGATCGCGGGCCATCCGCATCATTCGGCACGCTGTCACTGTGCACCGCCTCCCACCGCATCGGACATCCGACCGAGTCCAGTACCGTCGCAGCGAGCACCACACTTGTGACAGTTGCTGTAAACGGACAGTACGGAGCCTCAGCCAACCTCGCTAGTCGCTTCTCCTCGATCTCCGCCGCCACGCTGTCCGGCTTCTTCGACCGTGTCGCTACTGGTGCCGCACTAAACTGCGTCCAGTTCGGAATCGCTTGGCTTGTCAGTCCGACAAAAAGCCTGGTATATTTCTTCAACCTGCACCCCATTTTTCTGTAACTCTGCGAACTGCAACCCCAGCATATCCACAGTTGGTATTACAATTCGCAACAATGCGGCGTTGACAGCGGTAGCATCCGGCACACCACTGTCAAACGCCTTCTTCATTGCGATCTCTGACATGATCTGCGACAGCACCTCGTGCGACGTGGCCGTCGTCCATCCCTGCCGCAGTTCATACAGCCGCGCATTCGCTACAACGCACAAGGCTTTCCTGAGAGCAACCTCTGTATTCTGCAGGTGTGCCAGAAAATTGCTCTGTTGAATAATCGCCCCAACGTCTCGTAACGCTGCTGCTCGAAACGCCGCTGCAGCATTACTGTTAGGGTCCGCTAATACGTCGTCTGGAATCATTTGAGTGCCCTGTGGCTATACGCGTTACGCGACTGTGTTTGAAGATCAGCTACGCAGACCATCTGCGTAGTAATGTACTCCCATAGCGCAGCAAAAAATAGCATCAGCGACATTGTCATCACCAGCTGCTCTGGCTGCTTCTTCGCTGGACTCCTCGAGATGCAACCCGTATTCACGATTTGCAGCTTTTACCATATCCAGCTTCGATGCTACGCCACTACCTGTGGCAAACTTCTTAATAGAACCAATGTCCTGTGACTGTGCTGGCACACCATTGCCTTCGGCCCAGGTCGTCAACGTGACTTTCAGGCCACCAAGGAACTCCTGGGCCGTCGCTGCACGTGCAACGATTACCGCTGGAGACAGTTTCCCCTTAAACGAATCTGCCGACGGAGTGAATTTCACGTTCTCGTAGGAGATCAGATCCGGTTGAGTAACTGCCAAGAACTGGCGTAGACGAAGATGCCGCACCGGGCCTGTGTCGTACGGCCCAACAGACAAGTCCCAGATACCGGCCACAATCAGTTGCTCGTGTATCGACTTGTCTCTGTTGAGGTCGCAGATCGCTATGCCGCAATTCCTTCCAAGGTCCATACCGAGTATGCGGACGTAGTCCCCACTCGGCACTGGGTGCTCCAGTGCGAACGTTGCTGGATTTTTACGTAGTCGCAGAGTCCCTTGCGGGAGTGCGACTACACCCTTAGCGGATTTCGTCTTAGACTTGACCAACCTCAGACCTCCAGATCTGCATAATATCCACAAGCGACGACAGCATATCTGTCGCGTAGTAGGCTGGTGCGGTCTGCGGCAGCCCGTACTTAGCGAACATGAATGATCGCAGTGACCATTTAGACTTGCTGCGCATCTTGCCAACAGCCCGCTGCCAGCTGGATCTCGGTTCGCCGGGAGCTGGCATCCAGTCGCTGGTATCGGCTTGGATAGCTTTTTCGATGTTTGCTGTATCGTACACATGGTCCAGCAGCAACTGATCGTAGCTCGCGAGATCGCTTCCCTCTGGCAGGAATGGGGCCAGAAATTGCCAACCAAAACTCAGCAGCCCGTGCCCCACAACAGTGCGACCCTGCTGCAGCGCTGCTACTATCGCAGCCACAGCTGGTGCCATGGTCTCGTAGCCGTTGTTTGGGCTTGCAAGTACAGCGTCGTAGGTGTATGGAAACCGCGGGCCTGTTGCTGGTTTACCATTCTGTGATACTTGGATCCTGTCCAGATCAGACTGTAGCCTCGACGACAACTGGTCAGGTAGCACACCATCCCAATTCAGCACACCACTACTGACAATATCCTCCGGAATACGAACTACCCCGCCAGACATTTCACATACTGCGTGATCCACAACCACAGCAGACCCGGCGGTGAACCCGCTCGTCTCGATGTACACGACAAGTGCATCAGTTGGTAGTGGATACACGCTCAGAATTGCACTCAACTTTGCCTTCTGTTGAATCGGCAGCATTCAAAACTTCTCGCTTAAAAATGATCTTCATAAAAATTTCTGCTCCCAGCAATAGCCGCGACACAAGCGGTGCCGCTACCCAAGCACGAGTCTCTGCCCTGATGGCCTGCTCTCTGTTGCATACGTCAAAATACTTCTTGTGCAACTCAGCCGACGCTGTCGTAGCCTTGTACATCTCAGTCCTCGCCTCTCGCAGGTCGTCCTGTGACTGTGTAAGCGCCTTGAGTGCCGCGTCTCGTAACGTGATTGCTTCTATAGTTCCTCGATGCACATCATACCGACCATAGTTCAGCAGGTGCGATGCGTCCTGATTTGTTGCTGCACTATACAGTGACGCCGCCACTAGCTCTCCGGCTGCGTGCATAGCTGCAGTCAGCTCGGCAGCATCACTCATCTTGCCTCGCAGCGTAACGTCACGAACAGCTGTAAACCATCCCCCTGTGAGAACCCTACCAAACGTTTCGAACATGACTTGTTGTACAATGAGAAACACCTCACTGAACCCTGTCGCCTTGTAGGCATCCACAGGTGATTTGATAGCAGGGTCGCGCAGGAACAGATCAAGCGATTTCACAAACAACTCTACACCGATGGCGAGGTCGTTTTCTGTTATGCCAGCCTGTTCCATACGCATTCTAAAGAGCGGAGTCCAGTTGCAGTCATCCAGCAACCTGAAGGCCGTCCGCATCAGTTCCGGATACACATAAGCCAAGTCTCGCTGTGGAGAATACCCGGGGGCATCCGGCTGCCCCTGCGGTCGCATATTTATCCCAGTCCCGCGGGGTACATTCTCTGTCATTTGCTCGCTTTCACTGTAGTGATGTCCTCCAAAATTGTCTGCTGTACCTCCGCAGGTAAGCTCGAAAACTCATACGAATGTGCGTCCCATATCGCCAGAGCCTCCTCAGACTTGCTCTCGCGATTCTCGTCGCAGATGTAATCTGCAGTATGGTAGTACGCATACACGGACTCCGGCGGTGTGCCTGCCCGTAACATTGCAGCCGCGGTCTGCGGTATCCCCTTTGTCGCTGCTACGAACGCTTCAGCTTGTGTTGTCACTTCACGAATAGCTGCAGCCGACCCGCAACACTTCTTTAACTTTTTGCCGCTACCGCAAGGACACTCCGCATTCCTTGATAGCCTGGTACTGCCCGGCTCCACCGGAACGACAGTTACGTCGCGACCAGCTTTTGGTTTGCCCTTCTGACGCACCTTGGCCACGGCTCGACCAAACGCGTTCGCCAGAATCTTCTTGGCGTTGCTCATACTACTCAACCCTTATCTAGCTCTATCAACACGCAAACGGTGTTTTGCTGCACATTCAACACACAGCGACCCGGAATCAGCTGGATCAAACACAGCAGACTGATTACTACACTCCAAACAATGTCCCAGCATATACGTTACTGGATGTACCGCATACACACACCTGTCCGTACCATAAGCACACTTTGCACAGGTGTGGTTGAACTTGGATGGGCAGGGTAATTTTCTCGTCCGAACACTAATGTAATGATCCCTGTTCCACTTCGCCATGCTCGACGGACATGCAATCTCTCGAAAACTAGGCTGACCGTCACGAATATCTGCAGCTGTGAACTGCCCCAGTAACCGCAAGCCTGTCAAATCCTCAACATGTCGATACGGGTACGCCCCGGTTAGTTTGGAAAAGCCGACCTTCCTGGCAATGTATTTAAGTGCCGCTCTCGACATGAACCTGGTCAATTGCATAGGACATGCTGACCCGGCCAACACCTTGAATGTGCACTCATTCGTAATATCGCCAAAACGGCGTACTGATCGCACTTTGGTGATCTGCAGCGGCATCCACTCGCTCACCGACTGCCCAGCCCACGGCCTCACCGGTAGGCCATTCTTGAGCTTGTCAATATTCCCGGCAATACGCCAGCACAGCTGCACACACAGCTCTTCTGTAAGCACCTCTCCAACATACACGCGGAGCGTTTCTGCCACCGCGTCTCGATTTGCCATAGGAACCACACGCTGCAAATCTCTCACGGCAGCAGACAGCATTGGCCCATGCAGGATCTCATTTAACCGGCCGATAAACACACGACTATAAATTCGCTGCCGTAACGTCCGAATCCTTGTCAGATTGAACTTCGGAATAGCCGTTGTCACGAAATTACCCCCCTGAAATCCTTCGAACTCTCGGTGGTAACGGAATCGTTACCTCTGGCGGTGTACCGACTATTGCTGGGACACTCACAGCGGTATTGTCGCACATCGCTGCAAATCCCTCTGACGTAATCGCAGTCTGTGTAGGCTGGCTAGCCGCCGCTACACCGGCCCGCGCCTCCGCATTGGCAATATACTCAGCAACCTCTGTAGTCAAGCTGCCAACTGCAACCCACAACGCAGCCATATGTGACACAGCTGAATTCACACTAGCCCGAGTCATATCGTCCAGCAGCGACTTATATGCTTCCGGCGGTACTGATAGCTGTATTGGTGATCCGCCTGCCGGGACATACATAAGCTGCCCAACGCCAGCCGACTGCTGAATTGCAGCTACTTTTGCAATCGCGGCCTGATACTGCGCCTCAGCCTCGCTCAACTGATCATGCAGCTCGCTCAGCCGCGTAATGTATCTCGCCATCACTGACATCTATCACCCCTCAATCAATAAAAACTGCAACTCCAAGGTAGACACGCCACCGCTGTCCATCCCCATGCGCGGCAGCGGTAACAGGACCACCAACAGACAAGCGAATTGCCCGTATAGCCGCACCATCAAACGCGTTTCTAGCCAATACACCAAGTTGTGCTGCAAACCCGAACAGATGAAGCATGTCAGGATTTACAAGATACGGCACCAGTGGCACTTCAACCAGCTTGCCATGCTCTGCCATCTGCCACTGCTGTTCAGCAGCCGTCAGCGGCATCTTAGGAATAAACCACCGCCCGGTTGGACCCTCTCGAGGTATCAGGTCGGCATAGCCATGCGTCGTTCTTTGTGTTTTTTCCAGGTCAATGAACCTGCACGTAAGCTCCATACACAGCCTGCTTTCTGCTAACCAAATAATCCATTATCACCAATAGTACGGACAGTGTGCGTACCGGCTGGCGTTGTGGCAGCTACAACAGTACCTGCTGTGTCATACTTACCGATCTCCGGCTCGCTGACACCCCTCCGTTTTGCTTTTGATTCCATACCCGAAGCATCCGCGTTGATTGCGATGTCACTGCCGGTGTAGGCCACTTGTCGATAACCAGCATGCCGGCACATTTCACCAAACATGGAGTCGCCACCGTTGTGCGATAGAGATCTCCAAGGATAATCAGCAGCGCGTAGCATGCTGCTGTTTGCGTACCACCAGCCGCCAGTAATGAATGACAAATGCTTTGTATTCATGTCGACAGCTGGGTTAAACCATCGCTGCTGCCGCACCCATTGCTTCTGCTGCCCCTGCCACGCTCTTACATACTTACCACCGAACATATCTCCACGTGTTCGCAGATCATTGCAGCAGTCATCCAGCCAAGCAGCCTGCTGAGATCTGCCGCCAGGCTTTAGGTAAGAGTCGTCGTCGAACCACATAACAACATCAGACTTCAGTGCACCACACTCTGCGTCATAGAACATGTGACGCATCATTGGGTACTTGCGGATGTTTTGCTGACTGTCAAACACAGTCGCTTTGGTGTAATTGCCGTACAAATCGTAGATGTACTCTCGCGTACAGTCGCCCACAGCGTTCATACCAATGATGATATTAACGCTGTCGTGCCACTTTGCTCTACGTATGCTCTCAATACAACGAACCGCCAGGTTCTTGTAGTCACCATAGAGCAGTACGCATACAGCTACAGATTCAGACGGCATCACACACCCCCGACAGCATCAAACCTCTGCGACTGTCCTGCGGCCAGAACTGCGTCTCACAGGTGTGACGGGGACCTCCTCATCGTCGTCCAGGTGTACGGCTCTGGCCGGCCCACCAGACGCCATCGCGGCTGTATTGACTTCAGCAGCCTCTCGTGTTGCTGCTGCCTCTCTGGCGTCAATCACGCTGCGAATTCTCGTTGCGCAGGTGCCGGCGTCTCTGAGATTCTTTTCCACGATATCCTGCAGCTTAGTAAAGCTGGCAACGACCTCATCGAGTTGCAGCAACCAGTCGTCATCCAGCTCCTCGTCAACTGTGGCCAGTACATTATCGAACGTGCTGTGCTCCTCGCCGTTCCAGCTCTGCTCATTTTTCTTGAGCAGTGCTGCCAAGTCCTTCTGCATTGAGGTCAGCTGCTTGCTGATTGTTGGCGGTACTTTGAACGGTCGTCCGTGTCCGCCTTCACGCCCTTCTTCCTGCTTCAGCGTGCTGTGCAGGTCGCGTGGTGACATGTCTTCACGTACAGCCCGGGCAGCCCATTTCTTTCGGTCCGCCTTGGTGCCAATCGTCAGCAGGATTACCACATGACCCCAAATCAGCTGAAAGCCGCTCTTCTTATTTGTTAGATCCAGAAGCGCCTTCAGATCATCTGCTGTGTACTGATCCGCAAACCGCAACGCCGTACGCAGCGTTGACTCGTGCTTGTTGCCAGTCGCCTGCATCAGCAGGTCGATGCCTGGTGTGCCATCTGTGCCACGGTAGCGGTCTGGGTCATCCTGAACCAGCTTCAGCGTAGTTCCGAGTTTGTGGTATGAGGTGATAGCCCCTGTTCGCATGCCCTCCAGCGATTTCTCGATGTCTGTGAGCTTGGTAACCAGCGGTGCTGGCATCAACTCCACTGCAATATCTCGTTCTGACTCCGTCGTCATAAATATACCTCTACAAATTGAGTCTTTTCGCAATAACACGGTACGCCAGCAGTTCCAGCTTCTCGCGAACACTGGACCTACTAACTTTTGCCTTACGCAGCAAATGTACAAACAAATCCAACATGCTCCGGCGAGAGAACAGCAGGCTCAGCTGTTGAGAGCTGGGCGACTCTGGTATGTCGTGCCCCATGTGCAGCGCGTCTGACAGTATTACCACTGCCAAGTCCTTTTGCACACCAAAGCTACGAAGCATCTTCAACACATACTCTGCATGCCGCTCTCGTTTATCCTTCAACATATCAGGTGTAAATCCGAGCGACGTGTCTGGCAGTGCCTGAACACCAGCAAGCAGGACATCTCGCTCAAATCTACCATCAAACACTTTCGAAAACAACCGCGACAACCTGTCGTCAAACTTCTCGCCGTTCTGGTTCCGTGCAGCCCTGCCTCCGAACTGCTTGTACGGCGCCAAGCAGACACCCTGTGGACACAGCACAGCCATAGTCCCACGCATAGCCGTGCCGCTAGCCTCCTGCACGGTAAAGTAATACCCGCCATAGAACGCTGACGTAATTCCATCAACTGTCAACGTCATCATTGGTGTATTATGTCTAAACCACAGGGTCATAGACCTACCCACCAACTTAGCACCATAAAACGAACACGAATCTCCATGTGCATCACTGCACGCGGTAATAGCTCGTTCTAGTATCTCGTAATTATTGAGGTAGTGCTGCCGGTTACCTACTAGACCCTCAAGCTGCCTGGTACGCTGATTCTTGATCATGCGATATTTCTGCAGCGGCGACAGTCGCAACGCAACTGTCTTATTCCATACTGCTATCGCAAACTCTGTGTCAGTCGTCTGTGCGGGTTCCGCCGCTTGTACCGGCCCTGCCATGGATGAAATAAAGCGACCAGTGCCTGGCCCTAATTTCTGCGAACACTGCTGAAACATCAAATGTGTCATCCGCAGACCGCCAGCTTTTGTCCTCCCTGTTTTGTTAAACTGCAGGTCAGCCGGGCTGCTGATATCGACAATCGATGTCGACTTCTCGCTGTCTTGCAAATATGTCATCAGACTCTGCAGCTTATCCCGAGGAAATGTCTGCATAGTCGGTGAAACATACAACTTGACGATATCAGCGACAGCACTAGCCATCTTCGCCTATCCAATCAGTACCGATCGTAGCAACGAACGAGTCGATGCCTTCTATGACATAGTGTATGCCACGATAACAGAACATGAATCTCCTGCAATGCGTCCCCTCAGCATTCTCCGGCGTACCGTCAAAATCGACGACCGCACTCTGCGAGGGTTGGTTATGCAGAACCTGAATACTGGCATGTTTCGCCCGCTGGCACTTAAAGATCATACCAAACCTGTGTCGGGATGGTGTGAGTCCAAACTGCCCAGCTAACGTCTGGTAATCCCTAAACACCGCCAGCTTGGAGATCTTACCTCCAAGCAGTGCGGCGTATGGTAACTTGCCGGGATACTTAAACGCTCCGACAGCCAGCTGCATCGGAAACCTGTCCCAATGCTCGTGTAACCACTGAATTGTCAGCCTGCTGCTGGTCTGCGTTTTCTTCTGTGCGGCTTTCCATGGTCCGATCCTAAGCTGCACACCGGACTTTGCCAGCAACTTCTTTACACAGACCTCTTCAAACGAAGCAATACGATTTGCCTCGATATCGCTCGCTGTCTGCTCCATACGTCGTTTGAAAAACGCATCACTGTCGTTAGTCATTGTCATCGCTGCTCTCCGTCTCTGGCATAACGAATGTGGCTGCCGCCCCGCCATTGGCAAGCAGTTCTTTCACGGCAGCAGCTGTTGCCGCCTCCATCTTCGCCCATTCAGTCTGCACTGCAGCACGGAACGGTATCGTCTGATCCCACACCGGCCGCTGCGCAATCCCGAGCAAGTCATACAACCTTTCGAGCAAGTCCGGTCGCTTCTCGATAGCGGCGCCTATAGCCCGAAACCCTACCGGTGAATCTTTGGAAATACCCAACTCGGTCGAGTATGCCTTACGCTGCTTCTTGCTTACAACCTTGATATCACAGATTGCTTGCAACTCTTTGAACAGCGTCTTTTTCCCTTTCGCGTTCTCGAACGAGAGCAACAGGTCGACTGTTGCGGTGTCCCAGTCCCACGCTGTTTCCTGTCGTGGCTTACCGTCTGGCCCACGACCTGTCCACCAAATCAGATCTGCCTTGGCTTTTCTGCGAGATGGGCCGAGGCTGTTCTTCTTCGTTGTGAACTCGATCGTGATGCCGCTGTACTTCGATTTCTCGATGTCGTTCAGCCGCTTCATCTTGAACTCATATGTCTCCATGAACTTCACGCTCTTACCACCGGGCACAGAGTCCAATGGCAGACCTCGCTGGTCGGTTCCCGGCTTTAGATGATTCGTACCAACGATGGTAAACGGGTTCGACATGACCTTTCCCGGCATGAACCGCATATACCTGGAAATCAGGTTGGCCATCAACGCAAACCCGCGTGATGCAAATCCAGACGAGTCGATTGCCTCGATCTCTGACTCCGGCGACGTAGCAGTCAGGCTGTCGATAGCCAGCAGCATGGGCCAGGTTGCACCCGGACCATCTTTGCGTTCGTACTCAGCAGTTGTCTCAGCCATGGCCGCAGAAAGCACCTGCTGCCACTCCTCCATGGTGGCCGTGTCCTGCTTAATGAACCGCTGCTGCCATATCGGATTGTACTGCATGATAGACCGCCGCAACTCCGGCGAATCTTTGTTCTCGTTCTGTGCCAGCGTAACACCGCCACCGCACATGTAATGCCACCGCATCATCTCGTAGAGAAACGCACTCTTACACGACCCCTCCTCACCGGCCAGATGCCAGATCTTGCCGAGCGGGAGAATATTGGAATGCAGCAGATACCGCATGACAAATGCAGGTACAGGTATACCCACAATTACACTGTTATCGCCCTCCTGCAACCTCTCGCCGCCGAGTCGGTGCTTCATGCCGTCGCAAATGCCGGAGATACCGCCAGCTTTCGTGATCGGTGATTTTGTTGGCTTTAATACACTCTTGGCTGCTTTTTTAGCCATGACACACTACTCCAAAACAGATACGCATACGGAAAAACACCACCGGGAGAAACTCCCGGTGGTGCTGACATCACAACAACCGTTGGTTATATGTAACGGCTATTTGGCCTGTGCTGCCTGCTGTGCAGCAAGCAGCGCAATTTGTGACCGTGTCATTTGCTGACCTGCAGCTGCTGCTGCTGGTGGTGTCGTCGGTGCCATCGTTGTTGGCATCGCGAATCCAGCCCCGGGCTGCTGTGCTGCGTTGGACGCCGCTACAGTGGCCTGAGTAACTGCGACCGGAATGCCTCCGGCAGCCAATCCCGCCATGCTGGCTCCAGCCTGTGGTGCCGAGGCAGCATTAGCTGGTGGTACACCCCAGTTCGCGGCTACAGCACCTGTCGGCATTGCGGTCTGCTGTGCCGCTGCTGCCTGCTGTGCTTGCAGCTGTGCAACCTGCTGTGACGCAGCGTACTGTGCTGCGAGCATCGCTTGTTGTGCCGCTGCAGCTTGCTGCGCTTCCAGTTGTGCCGCTTGCTGCGCTTGCAGTTGTGCGGCCTGCTGTGTCGCGGCGTACTGTGCTGCAAGCATCGCTTGCTGCTCTGCTGCCTGCTGTGCTACCAGCTGCTGTGCTACAGTGTCTGGTGACAGCGCATCCACGATAAACGGAACAGCTTCAACCGGAGCCACCGTAGTTACAGCAGCGCCGACTACCGGCTGCTGGGCTGCAACCATAGCTGCGGCATTCGCAACAGCGTTCTGGATGTACGCCTGGCCGCCAAGTGCTGCTGGCTGTGCCGGAGCAGCCCCCCATCCGGCCATTTGTGGTGGTGCCACGGTTGGTTGGTTTTGTGGCATGTAACCACCAACAAAACCACCCACAGGCAACATGTGCCCGGCTTGCTGCGTTCTAGCTACGTTGGCAGCAGCAACACGTGCCGGAATCCATTCCGGATAATCTTGGAACGCGTAGCAGATAACATCTGGCTCGAACTTGTCAGCAATCCAGTGCGCCTGCTGCTCATACGTCGGGAAGTTCAACACCTGGTCCCACTGAATCGCCTTACCGGCAAGCTGTGCAGCAAGATGACTGAAATCAGCAGACTGCCCTTGGAACACTGGCTCTGCAAAAGCACAGTATGTAGCAAATCCGCTACCAGCACCGCCGCCACCGGCTTGGGCTGCACCGAAGTTCGCCATTTGTACACCGCCCTGTACGGCAGACGGCCGCCGCAATCGCGGATCACCTTCTGTACTTTTGTAAAACGTAACGTACTGCCCCTGACCCTGTCCCAAGCCGACAAGATCTCCGCAGGTGCTGACACGCGTCCAGTCGTCATCGTTTGGATCTGCATCCTCGCGAATTCCATTGGCCAAATTCATCAACGCCTGCCCAGCAGAGTCAGACATAATCATGATCTGCGGCTTTGCCTCTGGACCCCAACCCTTTGGCGGATTGTAGACCTGCTCCTTGTGCTGCATGATCAGCGGGTTCACCAGATAGATCGGCTTTGGTCGGCTCAGCTGAGCTCCCTTGTTATGCCCGCCGATAAGCAGTGACGCCCAACCGCGACCTTCCTGCTTTGCTTTGACAGCCCTGTCAATCGCGTTGTACAGAACATACGCGGGACTTTCTTCCTTCGGTGCGGCGGTCGGATCCGTAGGGTCGTTGATCAGGAATGACACCCCATTACCGTCTGGACCGGCTCCGAAATTTCGCACACCGTGGTAGCAACGAATCCAGTCTCCGACATCGTTCACATCCTGTGAGTGCCGGAATGGCGATAACCGAATCCCGGGACTCGCAGGGTCGCTGGGTAATTTCGTCGGCAGCAGTCGCACAGTGGCGACACCTCCCCACGGCAACGTATACGTATCCACCGTATCATTTGTGATGTACTGGCCGCCAAAACGACCTCCCATCGTGGCTGCAGCATCTCGAAACGAATAATGTGATTGTGGATTTCTGGACATACTCAGTACTTTCAATAACTGATTTTTTTTTGAAACAGAAAATTTACTGGTTATCTATGGGAAGACCCGCGGACAACTTCGCATTTTCTCTCTGTTGCTATGCAACAAGTTCTACCGGTATACCGGCTTCAACCGCGGCCTGTTCGCTAATTGATTCACCCCAGTTCAACTGGACTTTGAAGTCGATCCCGAAGTTGTAAGGCGCCGCAACCGCAATCGGCTGGTTGTCTAAGCTGCGAGGCCAGACCGGCACTCGCTCAATCATGCACTCACGCAAAATACTGTGTCTGATGATATCCCCGTTAGGGGCAACGTCATCCACAATGAACCGCGAGAGATGTCCTATTTCTACCTCAAACAAGAGGCTGTCGTGAACCTGCATCAGCAATTTGAAGGGAATACAATCAGGTCGCTTTCGCACTTCCATGAAATTGTAAATTGCCGTCCACACCGCATCCGCAACACAGTTCTGAATTGGGAAGTTCTTTCCCTGTCTCCGCTGGTCTGCTTCAACAGTACGATTTCTGGTGGAGGTGAACCTCCGATATCGTCCGTATGAGCCTGCCAGCCACCGTGGATTCTGCGTTCTTTCTTCACAGCTGTCAAGGAACGGTTTTGTCAAAGGATACTGCTCAAAATAAGCATCGATAATCCTCTGACATTCGTCTGGAGTTGCATTGACACCCTCCTCTTGACACTGACGTGAAATTGCCTCGGCACCGCGTCCATACGGCACGCCGAAATTCACGTTTTTAGCAGCTACTCGAAGCTGCGACTTGCCAGCATCTTTTAGTCCTTTCTTTGTTGGTGCACATGTCATGTGAAACGCATTCACAGCCTGATGACTGTGTATGTCGTAATAATCCGGGTGATCTTCTGGCAGTACGTTCCTGCGGACATGCTCGATCATTCTCGCATCTCCGGACAGCCACGCAATGGCAGCCAGCTCTGCGCCGGTATAGTCCGCCTCAACCAGAACACACCCTGGTGACGCTTTTAGAATACTGCGAATCGGGTGCGAATAACACGGCTGCCCAAGCACAGCCAGATACTGCCCAGCAGCTTCTTTTTCGCCGGTGACCTTATCAGTCGTCCAGTGACCCATGATACGTCTATAGTCAGCCTCGCGTCTGGAAGAAATAGCCTGCAGGTTCGGTCGCGAACTTGACGCTCTGCCGGTTTCCATGGTCTGCCGAATTCGAGTACGAATCCTGCCATCACTGCTAGCCATACTGGCAAGGCCCTTGTCATAGACAAAGTACCCGTCTTCGCCCCGAACAAACTCACCGTGCTTGTTCGACCGCGGTGTTCGCAACACACCCTTGAGCGTTTGAGCGATAAATACGATGTCTCGCAACAACATCACCAGAGGATTTTCATACCCCAAGATGCCCAGTGTTTCTTTGTCCGTTGACGGGCTGTATATCGCCTCCTCATCCTTCGCCACGACCTTGTCCCAGGTCTTCGTCCGCTTGCCTGTGGTCTTGAGCGGAGTAAACCCGAGAGACATCGCACCGGCCGGGCGTATGATCCGCTTCTCGCCGGTTTCCTTGTTCACCTTAGCGCTGTACCGCTCGCCAAACAGGAACTCGACCTTGTGGTCAACACTGGATGGATTGAAGTGCGGCCATTTGATCTGCTCTCGCAAATGCTGCAACAGCCTGTTGTGCACATCAATAAACAGCAGTGACAGTTTGTCGACACGCTCGAAGTCCACGGCGATGCCGTTCATCTCCATCTCCAGCACACCCAGGCTGGCTCGATGGGTCATGTAGTATGGCTCCCAGGAACTGTTACCGAACCGATCCTTGTCCAGTAGCCCGCCCGGCTCCATGTGCCGCATACAAATTCTGCGAGTACAGTCGGCGTCAAGCGACGCGTAGTTGTAACCCCACTCCGGATCCGTCGGCTCTGGGTGCAAAATCCACTGCGGCAAAAAGCCGTACCCCTCAAGCTGATCCTTCTTGATATCCAGCTCTTTGCACCTGTCTGTCACAGCGTCACGTACTTTAATGTCGTACGCTGGTGCATCCGTCAATTTTACAGTTTGTTCCGTCAATCCGAATAGCGCCGTCTCGTCCACTGAGTGGCACTGCAAGATTGTCTCGAACCCGCCCTCACTGCGTAACTGCGATATATCCTCCGGCGGGGCGTAACCAGATCGAATGTCCAAACCCGCATGAATAAACCACGGTAAGTCGGCTCGCAGGAAGTGGCCACCTATACGTGGTCGCCATCCGGTCTCTGGGTCAGGGAGTAGCAGTCGCTGCAGTTCTGTTATTGCTGCGGCGATGTTCGGCTTAAAGGCCGGAGAGCCGTTCTGGTGCCGAAGCACCACTGTAATGCCCTCTTTGTGGGCTGAGCTGAACTGGATGGTTCGTAGGTACGCGCCATCGTCCGTCGGGTAATTACCCTCCCACTCGCCGTCCACTGCGATGACTCTACGCCATGGATCCGGATCATTCCGTATTTCATCAACAATGCTCCTGAGCTGTCGCTGTTTGTAAACGTTCACATGCCGCAGGCCTGTCTCCTGCTGCCCGACTTCGATCCCTCGAGTCAGCCGTACGAAACTGGAAACTGCAGCAACAAAGTCTTCCATCTTTTCTGGATTGACTGCCACGGCTGCCGGACTTTCAGCAACCATCACTCTGGCTGTCTTGAAGCACGTCTGCCCACCAGCCACTGTCAGGTTTATCAGCTTGTCCGTCACGCGGCCCAGCATGGACCTGACCGTCTGCTTGTCGCCAAGAATGGCTTTCACAGCTTCGGCGCCAAGACACAGGATGAAGTCTGGCCGCACCAATCGCAGTTCCTGTTCCAGCAATATCGCGTTGTCAACCTTATGCGACTGCGGTATCGTGGGGGACTGCGGGTTGATTATCGGCCACTTGACTACCGGAGTGACATACCACTCTGCCGCGTCTGTAGCCCCTGCTGTAGACAACGCAGCCAAGAACACACTTGACGAGTCACTCGACAGGTGTGACTTGCTCCACATTTCTTCAGTGCCGGGGCATTTATAGACCACCATCACTCTGGCTGTCCGCGGGCCGCCGGCCTGCCAGTTCAAAGACTGCGACAACAGATGCCCTGGCAGCATCTGTGCATCTCGCATAGTTGCACGCAGCTGCACACGAATACTGAACTGCGGGTCATACAATGCCCTGCGGTACAGATACGTAAGTGCCGGACCGCACTCTGTAATCCGCTTCTCGGCTTTTGTGCTACCCATAACCGTCGGAGGTGGATCGCCCATCTCTGCGGCCGCCGTTAAGAAGGTAGGTCCGGGAAACGGCATACCAGGACTACTTAACGGATAAAACGGGTACTCCCGCTGAAACGCTTCCGAAACCGGCTTCCCTGCCAACAACAACTGAAACTGGGCTCCGTCCACCATCCCGCTACCAAGCAATACCGGCGCCATCGGCTACCTCTGTTAAAACTGTGCACACTTTGAAACACGCACTCCGCGAGCAGCGGCCTGCGCAATGATATGTGACCAAATTACTTCATGCGACAACGATCCGGGGTCAGTGCCGTCTGGCAGCTTCACGTCAATCACTGGAGACTGTGTGCAGTGCTGCATCAGCCTGATTACTGCGGCTTGTGTTTCGTCCACAGCTTCCGGGTCGTACAGCATTATTATCGGCTTGCCGGTGAAATGCAGTGCCAGGAGTTGTGCCTGCATTACAGACACACTATTACCCAGCGTCGCCATACCGGCCAATCCGACATTATGCGTGTCGGTCACTCCCTCGACAAGTACAGCACACGATTGTGTCACCGCAGTGTCGAAGTTGTAAAACATCCTCTGTTTTTTCAATCCCGGCATCGTGTAGTACTTCGGCACTCCGGACCAGTCCGAAAGATCGCCAATATACCGCCCCTGCCAGCCTACGTACTGCCCATTGAAGATTATCGGAAAGATGATCCGATTGGTTGCTGCAATGAACCGCGGTATTGCACTGGAACAATATCCAACACCCCAATGGGCCAACTTCTCCAGTGAGTACTGTCTGTTATACAGCATGTACAGCAGTGCCGGGTGGTTTGGGTTGGACTGATACAAGTCTGTAAGTGGGAGGACTAAACCCGGAGGGGTCGCCACCTGCACTGTCGGATTGTCGTCAAACTCCACTTCCCTCACACCGAACACAGGCCCATTGTTGCGTTGATTCACATTACGGAACCCGTAAATGATCTCATACAACCTGGACCTGTTGTCTGCTTTATCCATGCAGTGTTCGTTGTAGCAGATCGCCAGAAACTTCATCGGCCAGCCATCATGATCAAGCTGGCCGAACATGTGGTTAATCCACAATCTCTTTCTGGTGTCATGGCAAAACGGACACGCTACACAGTAGTACTCACCAGACTCCGAAACATCCATCCGTGTCCGTCCGGTAATTGACCGTGTCACTGTCGATCGAAATGGCTCTCCCTCATTCGCAATTGATATACGACTGTCAAATACCTGCCACAGTTTGTCATACAGTCCCTTGCACAACACCCTGTCACCGGCATACTCATTTACGCCCTGGTGCTGCATGTTTATGCCTTACTCAAAATTCGAACCTACTGGTATCCCGACGGTCGTTGACTCTATCACAGGTCTATTTGCCATTCTTTGTAAGTCTGGAGCAATGCCGACAGACGCTGCCTCTGACGTACTCATGAAACCTGATCCCGATGTACTGACGACATACTGATCTGACACATCCATCATCAGGGAGAAGTCTGAATGAATCTTCAGCATTGTCGGCACTACTGTTTCATTTGCCTTATTTCTGGTCTTAGACCAGTTCAGCAGACGAATACCGTGATTGGGATCTGCGTTACCGAGTACTCCGCACGCCACGAGGTTCTCAGCGAACGATTTCGAGTCTGACGCCTCGCTATGCGTAATACGTTTTGTTGCTGTACCGGGACCGGCTGCAACATCGCCGTTGAGCTGGTGAAGTACCCACACAGCACACTTAAACCGCTCTGCAATCTGTCGCTTGCAGTTGTTGCCGAAGTACTTCAGTAAAATACGTCGTTTGTCTTCGTCAGTGCCGTTAAATTCCATGTGCCGCTGCACGATGATACCGGCATAGTCGATAACAACCATCGAGAGTTCTTGCCCGTCTCGTGCCTCTATCAGTCTGGTGATATGAGCCTCAAGTTCGTCAATGTATCCCGTACCGGCATTCGGAAACTCTGCTGATCCCGATATGTCCAATACCGCAAAGCATGTGTTTAGTATCGGTCTACGCAACACATATCGCTCTGACTCAGACATCACCCGGGACTGCCCCCGCTGATCGTCACGCTCATATGGCAGTAACGTGTCCGGGGTTGTCATTATTGAAAACGGATCAGGCATAGCTGCCCGACCTCTCTGCATACGAAAAAATGCGGACCATACTCTGGGCCGCAACAATACCGCGGATTCTTCGGCGGTAATATAGATCACAAACTTTGGTCGCTTCCCTGCCGTCTGCCCGGTTACCCAACACAGATTGGCATTTGACACTGCCAAATGCACACCAAGTGTTGTCTTGCCGCCGCCGGTGGGGCCGAGTATACCAAAGACCTCGCCGTCGCGCTGCCCACCTAGTGCCGTGTCGATAAACTGCGTCCCGCTGGAAACCAGCTCTATCTGTGACGCCATCTGTGAACCGAACTCAGGTGCCATGTCCACGACAGGCAGCTCGGATACAGCATTCGCCTGCATGTGCACTTTCGTCGCACTTGTCAGAATACTGTACAGTTCCGCCGGGACCTGATTCTGACCGGCAGTCTGCATGATTCTCCGCATCGGAGAAAACACACCCCTTGCGATTACCAGTCGTCGCAGTGTGTCTCTTGCAAGCTCGGAGTTGGTGCCGCTTACAGTGATGTCGGGATTCGCGATCGCGTAAAGCAACCCCTCATTCGACCGCGTAAACAGTCCGGCGATATGGTGCTGCATTAGCACCATACCATTTGCCGTTATCTCTCGTTGTACCAGTGTTGACAGCGTCTCATACGTCACGCCATGAAACTGCTGCCACGACTCGTCGATAGCGAGCCACACAATTTTCTGTATGGCTTCATCATCTCTGAAATAATTCTGCTGCAGCTGCCGGCGAGTCTCGAGATAGATCGTCTTATTGGTGCCGCATATGATCAACAAAAACTCTATCGCAGACGACTCGACTGCTTGTTCTGTGACAAGCGGACGCTGCGAATACGCGACTACGTCGCGTATTTCTTGCTCTGTACGTGCCATTCCAGATGCCTTAAAAATACAACCCGGGGCTGTTACAACCCCAGGTTTCTTCGAACTGTCCTTGCAGTTTCTCGCAGCGGCTCCGGTATGCTGCTGCCGAGAATAACGTCGTAGTACACAGCCTCAAACAAGTATTGAAACAACGCACCTCGGAATGAGTCCTGACAGATGCGGGACATTCCGTGACTGTACGCCGTACAATAGCGAGTAAGTGGCGTAATTACACAACCAACACGATCGCCAAGCGCATATTCCATTGACTCCGCCTCACTCCACCCGAGGTTAACCACCATGGGTAGTATGTTGACTTGCAGTTGCACCTGGTCTGACTGCAATTGCCATACAACAGCCTGTCGGCGATCTCGTGAGTAATCTTCCCATGTGTTAGCGCCCCACTCGCCGCAAAGCATCGTCACCGTCGGAAACGGTGGTGATGTGCCGCGTGGCATTTTGTTGTAAGCGTCAAACTGCGCCCTGATGTACAAATCCGCCGGCGCTCCAAGCTGCACAAGTCGACTAGCGAGTGCTGTCCAACCCGTGTGGCCGCGATTCGGACCTGACTGGATTATGTTGTCACCGATAATCGCCGCCGGTCGTCCCTGCTTATCCGGACTGCCGAAATACGCATAATTTTTCAAGCCTGTCATACGCACCGCATTGATGTACACAGTGCGTACGGTTGCCGCGAGTGCTGCAACGATATCAGAAACCGGCTCCGCTGTTGTGATACGTTGCTCATCTCGATCTGCATCAAGCTCGATCGCTCTGAGTTTCATCTGCCGCCCACCTTTTGTCTACGACGTTTGTCATACGCCAGCCAAGCTTCTTATAGTGGCTTCTACGCGTCATGGATTTTCTGGTGAATCTGGTGTCAAACAAGTCCCAGCAGTCTACCAGAACGGCTCCATTTTTGTCAGCCGCAATACGACTTAACCGACCAGGTCCTTGATTATCTATGATCTCAGACGCCCTCGCATCAACCCTGTACAGCACCCTGAGATTCACAAAATCGACACCTGTTGCCCATACGTCTGTTGCAATAACCTTCTTCACTGTTCCGTTAGCAAAACCTTCTCGTAACTCCTCTCGGCGTTTTGTACTCATCTGCATGAAGTTCTGTGGCAACAACCCCTCTCGCTTGTAATCGGCGAGCTCGTCGTTCGACATTGTGCCATAACACAACTCGAAATCCGGCAGGTGCTGCCACAGGTGTATCGCATGCTTGATGCTGTGACACAAGATAAGTACCTGGGTGTCAGGACCACCGTAGTGTTTCTTCACGTCATCCGCAATTATCCTGTTTCTCACAGCATTCGTCCAAATGCCGTGCTTCATCATCCTGACGTCAATCAGCCCCTCGCACGGATTTGGCTTCATGTCCACCTGGAGCCATCGCACACTGATTGGGCTAACCAACCCTAGTGATTGGGCCTCTTTGTAATCCAGCTTGAACAGGGCCGGACCAAAGAGCAACTCCAGCTCCTTATCCGCCTTATCCAGTCGCATGTCGAGCGTACCTGTGAAGCCAAAATTTCTGGTAAGTCGCCACGTAATGCCCAAGTCATAGGCATACGTCTGTGCTGCCATCAGGTGCACTTCATCACACAACAGGAAGTCCGCGTCACCATCCGACTTTCGAATACTCTTCGCAACAAATACGGTAATACGCGTACCGAAGTAATTTTGACCAGCACCAATCAGACCGACATTGGAGAATACACGAGACAGCCTCCGCACAAGGCTCTTTGCAATATCCTGACCGGGTGCAACGATATGAAACTTTGCATGCGGATACAACAACGCGAGCATCAGAAACAGCTCGCCTTTCCCGAATCCCATAGTAGCGTCGATTATCCCACAATGATTCTGCGAAATCAGTGACAGGCACTCTTCCTGCTTTGGGCGAAACGTAACGTGTTTTCGCAGGTTATCCCAGTCTGGCACATAGCATTGCGGCCGTGTCCTGGCTGGACTCATATCGACATATTGCAACTGCACATTGAATCGCTGCAGCGTCCGCACAACGCGTGTAAGCAATCCAAACCCTGTGAGAATAGCCCCCATTGGGTCGATCTGATAGAGCTGCTTTAGCGTGGTCTCCACCTGCCGCCGGACGCCATCAGCGCCCCACTGCTCATGCCCCCTTAAATGTCGCACATGTGTGTACGACAACTCATCACACACGGCAGCTTGGATATGCGGAGGTAAGGGCGTCGCTCCTCCGTCTGCACTGATATCAATAGCCGTACAGTTTCTACGAATCATCACCGCCTGAGTCATAATTTTCTCGCTCCACACTACCAGCGCGTTTGGCTGGTAACACCGATACTACATCAAATAAACCGTATGTTTCTGAACTGTGCCGAAACGGCGATATACCATTGTAGGTCCCCACTAACTCCAGCAGCTGTCTGAACTGCAATATCTCCAATCCAGCAGGCAGTACTGCAGTAACGCCAATAACGCTACCAGGTGCAAACGCCTCGTGCATAGCGTACGCCCGTCGCCCTCTAGCCTTGCTTCGAGAATCTGACAGGTATCGCTTCCAGCGACTAACACTACCGTCAATGTGCAGTGCCCACCGGATCTCACGGACTAACCTGTCTGCATGTGATGCTAACTGTGCCGCAAACGTCAACTCCTGCTGCCACCGCGACGCGAAGAACAGCACACGACCAGCATGGTCTCGAGACATCTCATACAGGTTCCTGCCGTCGTTCCTGTTGATGTGCCCCAAACACGCTGTTGTGAATTTCAGCCTGATCGTAACTTCCTGCATACTGCACCAATCTATCCAGCAGCCATCATGTGCGATTTGTACGCTTCAGAAATCTCTTCAGTAAAATACACGCTTGGATCAAACAGCAACGCTGCGTGCGGATGCCCTTCAGGAAACAACCGCTTATGCCATATGCGTATCAAGTAATCTATGAATGCCTGCGTCGCTCGAAGGTTTGCGATTACGGGATTCTCGTATCGTCGCCAGACTCTCCATAAAAACTGCGACGCAAGCAGCCGACCAGCTGGCGGATCATTCCCTTGTTGCCAAGTCCTAAGTGCAGAATAGCACCTGCGTACCTGCTGCGAACCGTGCTCCATGCACATCGCTGACGCCATACTGTGCGGTGTCAAACCTAGATACAGAGACAATTTGCGATAACTGGTAGTGTCCTCGTCAGATAGAAACCAGCGAGGATCTCGAATTGCTGCTACTACCCGTACCAGGTTCGTAGTATCCACATAATCCAGAAACGTGATATCTCGCCAGAATGGCAACTGAGTATGAAGCGACGTGCCTATTACCTTAGACCTGTCGCGACAACATTTCAGTGCCGGTATAACCTGTGGTGTTACCTGAATCCAGCCGCCTACAGCTGCGTTGGCCGTACATCTTCGCATATTGTGCAGTATGCGATCTGGCTCGTCACTGGCTCCATACTCACTGCAATACCGCGGCCCCAACAGCCGTATCACACAACTGTCACCGCATACTGTGTAGATAGATTCAGCAAGCCACATGTTACATGCCGTCCCTGGCATGTACACAATGTTGAACGCTCTACGTACATATGAAATCAGCGTCTCTATCGGCCCCTCGTAGACACTGGCGCTGCCGTCCGTGGCTACGTAAACACGACCAGCCTTGGTCATGAATAAATACATTGGCCGATTTTTCTTCATACTCAGACTTCGATCACATTGTCAAACAGGTGCGACAACAGCCTCTCGTGTGTCACGATAATGCACTGAAAGCCAGTTGCCTGCGCCGCCTGCCGCAGTTGCTCAAAGACTGGAGCAAACGCGTCAATTCGTCGCCTATCCAAGTACGCTGTCGGCTCGTCGAGACACAGTCCGTTCACCTGTGGTATGATCGTTCGGTTCAGTGCCAACCTGAACGCAAACGCAAGTGCCACCTGCTGCCCGTAACTCAACCGCTGCACAGGCTGTACTATACCGCCCTCGAACATTGCCGTAAAGGAAGCGCCATCAGCAACCTGCACACGATAGTCAGCATCAAACAGCGTTAACTGCCGATTGATCTCTGACTGTAGTCGGTGCAGGTTTGCCTGAATCACGAGTGCCGGGGCTGCTTCCTTGTGAAAGACACCTCGAACTCCAGTCAACAGGTCACGTAACCTGGTGGTTACCTCAACCTGCTTTGTTGCAGTCTCCAGACGACTGATCCGCTGCCGAGTAGAATTGACACGCTCTCGCAATGTTGCTCGCTTGACCTCGCACTCCTGCAGTGCTTTAAGTACAGCTTTCCAGTTCTCCAGGTCTGCGGCAACTGCCTCTACGATTTCCGGCGGATCCTGCCGCGCTGCACTAAGAATAGCCTCTTGCGACGCTATCTGAACACTCAATTGCTGAATCTGCCCATCAATCGAAGCCAACTGTGCTGCTAACGCATTGATGTTTCTCGTCTCAACGCCCATCTGATCTGTAAGCGTTGCACCTCGCTGTAGTGTCGCCTGTGCGGCTTCGCAAGACTGCACCTCAACGACTGCCGGAATCAGCTGCTCTGCCGAAATAGCGGCTTGATATTCCCGATCAGCAGCCGCCACCTGCTTCAACCACGCAGCCATCGCTTCGTAGTAACCTTCATTGTACTGCAACGATTTAGTTTCCTGCGACAATGTCGCTTGTAACTCTATCAGTGCTTCTTTCGCAGCGTGTCTACGTTTCGCAATGTCGTTCGCATTGGCACCGCATGTCGGACACGGCTCTCCCTCGCCCAGATTCGCAGTCACCTGCAGTTCAGCTATTCGCCTCTTTATCGTCTCTACATGCCCACGCAATGTTGCAACACTGGCTTCAGGCAGTAGCTTTGCAGGGTCTGCCGCCGGCACCGAATTACGTACATTTACAGCATATAGCGCCGCATCGGTAGTTCGTTTTTTCGCTGAGGCAACAGCCTGAGTCGCTGATTGATACGCTCGCCATCCTGACACTGCGGCACCGGCCGCCGCATAGTCTTCCTTGGCATACTCAACCTGAAGTCGCGTGTAGGCTTCAGTACTGGCTTTGTATCTCGCGTCAGTCTGCGTGCGTGTTGCCTGTAACGCTAGCAGACTCTGGCGATTACTCTCCAATTGCTGCTTACGCTGCTGCACCTGAGCCGCCACCTGCAGGACATTATGACACTCGTCTATCATTTGCTGTGTCGCTACAGCATCCATAGCTGGAGATGCCAACTGCACTTCCAGTGCGTCAAGATCTAGCTGCTCCTGCGTCACCTGAATCTGCAATTCAGCCATAGATTCAGTAATCACCGGAATTGTCATCGCATTCAGGTATTTACCAATACCGTCATACAGCTTCGCAGCTTGCTCCAAACGAAACAACTTCTGAAACTGATCCAACCTGGCACCCTGCGTCTGCTGCAGGAACCCGAACAGATCGCCGTGACCAACAACCACCATGTTGGTAATCACATCCTGCGGAACACCGAGCAGTTTAACGATTTCCGCATCAACTGCGGCCTCGCCAACAATCTCAGCACCGCCATTGATCGTCATGACCGCATTGGGTGTCTTCGGTCGCAGGTTCCTCTGCACAGTAACAGTCATGTCCGCATGCTGAAATATCAGCTTGACATACGACTTCGCTGCTTTCGTAGCTTGTTGCCGGATATTGTCAGCCTTGACTCCAGCCACACTGATGCTACCAGTCAGACAGAATCCGATAGCATTTAGTATCGTCGATTTGCCGGCGCCGTTACTACCGACTATAGCGTTTAACCCCGAACTGAACTCCACCAGCTTATCGGCATGCTGGCAGAAGTTCTTCAACTCAACTGAAATAATCTTCACACTGCCCCCTGCACATACTCTTTCTGAAATTCTGATAAGAAGCCTAACACATTGTCGGCATGATCCAGCATACGCGAGGCAAGGTCCCTCACTTCTTGTGATTCAGCGTCCAGCAGCTGAATAGCATCGCTCAACGTGCTCATTCGCTCTGTATGTACGTCCTCCACACAAATCGTACTTTGTGGTGCCTCCTCGAGCTGCGGATCTGTGAATAGGTGAGCCCCGCTTTTTGCTGATGCTGTCGTCAGTCGCACATACGAATCTTCACTCACACTGATCGGATACTTGATACGCACAATAGGTGTATCAATTGGATGCAGCCATGTGCCGGAATCACTTGACGCTTTTGGCAGTCCGGCAATTTGCATAACTGCTGCATCAAACTCGGCTTGTGTTGTACACCGAAACTCATAAACCAGTCTCGTATGCAGTGGTATCGGATCGAAGTTGATTACTCCGTCGGGCTGCATCTGCATCTCATAAATGAAATGCTGCTGCGGTTCGTTTATTGCCTGCATACAGGTCGCACCTGGTGACATGAGCAGAACCCCTTCGCCGTTTGCTGCAGTCCCGCGACTGTACATGGCGATATGCAAGTCGCCCGTTGCTACTGTTATACCTCGCGGAAGCATCTGACTCATTGCCGCATCAGACGAACCCATCTTCCCGAAGTCAGCCCACGCCTGGTGCGTAAACAGCACCTTGGCCGTTTCAGGTATTCTGGACAGCTCTACCGCATATCTCGCTAATGGAAAGTAGTCCAACCCGTAGCACTCGCACTGCAGCCCGGACAGTACACCAAGGCGTATAACAGACCCACTGATGTGAATTGGCCACTTATGCACTGACGGCCACGGTGGTGTCACGCAGTCGTGATTCCCTTGGACATAATACACAGGAATACCTTGCTCCTGCAGCTTATCCATCTGTTCACAGAAGAACTGCAACACGCCTGATGACAGATTCTTCGCGTCAAAAATGTCCCCCAATAACACCATCGGCAGTCGTCGGCGAATCGCCTCAACAGTCGCCTGCAGAAAACTATTAAACGAATCATCTGTCAGTGTTCTGCGGTTAGCCCAAGTCCGCTCCGCAAGGTGCGTATCACCTACAACAATCGCCAAACCTGTTACCACAACCCCTCCTCACTTCTTGCTGATTTTTATCAACTCCACACCAGCCGGCAGTTGTATTGCTCCAGAACAATCCTCGCGACTGCACCTGGGGCAAATCCACACACTGTTATCAGCCCGCTTTCTTGTCCGCAGTATGTCTGAGATTGCCTCATTCCACTGCTGTGATTCCGAATACATACTGTCCCGGAACCCGCGAATAAACCGGACACGCTCGTTCACAAGTTCAGGCTTATCACCTTCACTAAACGATTCACCCACCTTACCGTACAGCGTCTTGGTATGCGTCGCCATGCGGCACAGTTGATCGCATTCACCATTCGCCATGCAGTTACGGAATTCCGCACAAACCGCTGCTGCCGCTGCCCACTTCACCGGATCCTTGTCTTTTGACATGGTCATCCTCTCTGGTTTGCAAACCCACGGTTCAATGAAAAACAGCCTGACGAATTTACTCGTCAGGCTGTTCAATATTCTGACACAACCGTTTACCGGACGGTTGGTCCCGCGGCGACCGCATGTACACCGGTGGCACCCGGAGTACTGACCGAATATTACGGTTACGCCAACAGTAACACAACGCATTCCCAGCAAAATACGACCAGTAATGTCAAACTTTCGTTACATATAACCGTACTATTGCTGAGATGGGTCTCGCTGAATCACCACCCGCACAGCGCCTCGCGGAAGTACGAACATGTACTCACCAAGCAGTGCAAAATTCCTCGGCGGAATCTCAAACACGATTCTTTCCTGCTCGGCCGGGGAGTCGGCGTCAGCTGCATATGCATCAACATACGGACCAGTTGTTGCGTCGCCGTTTTTGAGTTTGATGCAGAGTCTGTATTCAACACCATCCTGTGCACACACGTCATCCCACGCCCACAGTTCCGCATGTTCCTGATACTTCTCGACCTTCTTGGCATCCTTCAGCAATTGCGTGAAGATCGTCGCCTCCTGGTCCGTTACACCAATCTCAATAGTTTCCTGCACAACGGCCGCTTCTGGACTAACATTTTGCGGCTGTTGCGGTAGAGGATCGTCAATCACTGCGACAAGGGTTGCCGCTACTTCTTCGTGCAGCTGACCCGAATCATCCATGATAGTCACATACACACGCGGGCCGTCCGCCATCGGCACTGTCACCACTGCTGTAGTAACGCCACGAAGATGTTGCCCGTTTGGATGCCGGTACAGTACTCGCTGTCCTGCTTTCGTGGGACACGTATCCGATAGCGATGATACTGCCGATTTCTTCGCTCGAGACTTCTTTGGCTTCGCAGCATCTGCTGTCGCTGGCACTGCAGCCGCAGTCACCGTTTCACCCGAGACATCCTGAGTATCACTTTCTGCGGTCGAATGTACTTCCGGCTGACTACCCGGCGGATCTCCAGCAACCTCGACAGCGTCGAAATCGCCGTTCAGATACATCGTCTGCATCTGCTCGTTTCCGATCCACTCATTCAGCGTCATCGGTATTGGTGTCCCGCCCAGCTCGGCTTCGCGGATCATGTCCACGTACAGCGACAGGAAACCAATCACTTCTTTGGCTGACCACTGCCGAGCCCCGGTCTTTTGTGCCTTTGCCGCAGCTCTGGGCAACACTGCGTCTACAGCTGTCTCTGGCAACTTCAAGTTTGACTCATCCGCATCAGCAAATGGTGCATAGAGTTGCAAGAACTGCTCAAACAATAACGCCGGCGTCAACTGCCGCACGAACAAATACAAACACACCAGAGAGATCTGTTTCGCGTCTCCCTTGTATCCCTCACACCCGGGCTGTTTTGCGAACGCTTTCAACAACCCCTGAATCGAATCACTCATCTGCTTCACTGCTTTCTTCAAAATCGTCTTCACTGTTTGTGGTGGCCTTAGCTCTCCATCTGAACTCGCCACCACCGTAAAACTGCTGTGCCCCCAAATCCATCATGGGGCGATTGTAAGCCATCGACGCGAATATGTCATTTGACAGCAACTCAGGCTTGTACCGCATGGAGCGGATCATCCATCTTCGAAATGCTGCTTTCGTGAGTGCCGGATCGTACCAAGTCCACGAGGATACAAGTTCGTCTTTCTTTCGGTCTGGAGGCTCCTGCGACTTCTTCAAGAATTGCGACACAGGAAACTTTTCATTGGCACTCGCCCCCAGCAGCATTGTTTCAAACACAAATCTGTACTTGCCGTTGTCTAGCTTTTTAACCCAGCTTCGCTGATTGCGAAACCAGCCATCCAGTGATGCCAAGCTTCGTTTGTTCTTGTCTTTTGCTCGAGCTAGCCTCACGTTAGTCAACACTTGAGAAATTGCAACTTCCAATGCGGCAGTGCTCTCTGCGTGCACGTGAAATCGTCTGGTGGTCACCATGATATGCCGGCGGCAAACGTCCTCGCCCTTACCAAACAACTTATCTTGCAGGTGACTGTATTCCCTGTAGCACTTTCGGGCGTAGCAAAAAGGGCAGAGCCGGATAAACCCGCATGCCAGACTACCCGGCGTCACATTGACCATTACCGGTCGGCAGTTGACCCGTGTGTTCCAGGTTGACCGCTTGGCGTTTCCCAGCCCGGCTTGACACAACGCAGAAGCGTTGAGTACCCACCGGAACCTGACTTTCTCTAGCGCCTCCCAGAACGCCAAGTTTCGCCGCTGACTGTTGCCGGTCCCGGGTATCGCCCCCAGCAGTCGTGACAGCACAGCCTTTTCAAAATACGAACACGGATTGTTTATCCTCGACACAAACCGCATGTGGATATGCGGCAATAGCGTTATAGGTACGCCGTAGAGATCAGCGATCCTCGGCTCATCTAACATTACTCCCCCAAGCTGCCGCACAAAGCCCGACAACTGGCATAAATCGTGGCGTCGTACACCACTAAGAAACAGTACGTGTCGCTTGGTGCAGCCTATGTCGTTTAGCGCAGAGCCCGATCGACAACTGTACACAATTACACAAAACGCACCAAATTCGACCTTGATCGCTGTGTAGATCAATCTACACGAGTTTTGGTCGCGTATAAAACGATCTACACGAAGCGACGTGAACATACGCACAGAACGTGTCATTCGGTGCAATATTTCGTGTCTGTGCGTATTTACCGCATAACTCCAATGTTTTTGAAAACACAGTACTCAAAAATTGCACCAGTTGGCAGAGTATACCTTCGGTATACTTCACTCTTTTTCTTGAGTGGACTGGCCGGGCGCTACGCTGCCAGCCACTCAAGGAAAAAGAGAAAATCATGTACAGCATTTCTTCTATCACACCACAACTCCGATAGACAGAAGCTCCGACTTCGCGATAGATACTCACACAGCACCCAACCACCCGACAGATACAGCGACCAGCCTCATATTTTGGCCCCTGTAGCCTGTTGGGCGACTCAGGACGTGCTCGGAGTCGTGCAGAGCCTTCCAAGGCTCTCTAATGCAGTCCTAGAGCTTCGACCCGATAGCACACGCGGAATATGCGGAATACGCGGAATACGCGGAACAAGTATCGCTTATCCTGAATAAGCAGTGCTGATCTAGGATCAGTGGAGCGTGTAAACATCCAAGGGATTTCCATCCGGCGATTTGAAGTCCAAGCTGCTGATTGCAGTCGCAGCCCGCTGCCCGAGTGTCATGCTGTCGACGTCTTGAGTGCCGGGTAGGTCAATCATGGCAACTCGAGCCAACCCGGCGATCATATCGGCCGCCCAATTTAGATCGGTGGACAATCGCGGCGCCCAGTGAAACTTACACACATAGCCCAGCGATCGGAGATGTCGCATGGCCGCCCAAAACACACACTGCTTTCGCGGTATAGGTGCCGAGGGCGACATTGCTGCTGTTCCCCAGTTGGCGACAACTTGGGAGTCTGTCACGATGTGAACATTGAGCGATCCCAGACTCTGGAGCCGCTCTTTGCCGTAGTGCTGGTCGAACCAGCTCAGCAGATGCAAGTAGGGGATCGTTTCCGCGAAACTGATGGACCCTTGATTGACGGCTCCATAACAGACGCGACGGCCTCGGGTTTGCCGGTCGATAAGAATGCCAGCCCAGCCGCAGGCCTTGTCCCAAGCATTCCCACTGCCGTCAGCGACGAGCAAAACATCGTACGCCGTTACGTGTAACCGATCCAGAAGCGGTTGTAGCGGATCATATTCAGTTGTCAGCGGTATCCGGAAGTCCGCTGAGGGTTGCGATTCTGCGGTCAATTTCTTTATCCAAACTCTTAAGTTGTGATGCCTTAGCAGCCATCAGTTTGTCGACAGACTGCAGCGCCGCGTCGAGCTGGTTCTGCAGGTGCCGAACGCCGGCTAAAAGCTGCTCCTGCATGTGAGTGATTTCGCCTGGAGTTGTTAAGGCCCCATTCCGTCCACGAATAACCGCAGTCGGCAGGTTGGTTAAAGGTGGCCGCCAACTCAGTGTGATGGCAACACCCTCTAACTCCGGGAAACTCTTCAATACGAATTCCGTGAATTGCTTCGCTTCCACGATTACCAGATCTGTGAATAGCTCTGGCTGCGGAGATTCTTGTACCGTGGTTGGATCCATTAAAGCTTCTCTTGGTAGGGTTTACCTGAAAAGGTTGTGAGTAGATTCATGAGACGTGAGGCTGCCAGTATATATACTGGCAGCCTCAGCACCTCGCATACAGTTGTTGGTAGGTAACTGACACCGAAATACCACGTGAACACCCAGAGAGGTGTGTGGTGTGACATGCAGTACGCGCAACTCAACAGGTTGGCCACGATACACGGACATCGATTGACCACGATGCATGGATACTGGTTGACCCAGTTATCAGTTTCCTCAACGATGTCGTCCACGGTGGCTGACGACACATCCTTCTCGACAGTTGGGTCATTGCACCAATCCGCCTTTATCTCGACCAGCTTACGGATATCTGCCAGGATGCTGCCGTTAAACCAAACGTCCACGACAGCAGAAGCAGCCAGAGCGCAGATGAAAAAATCAGTAATCGTCACAGGGTGGCCTCTCCTCTGGGCCAAAGTTTTGTATGCCCGGCATCGGGCTGTGTTGACTGCATCGCGAATGCGGCACACACAGATGGATTTGGAATTGTCAGCGGTATGGTGTGTACCGCGTTGGCTCCAATATCCAATCTCGGCCCTCCGAGTCGCTGTGTTGCGTACCGGCCTTTTCGCTCAAGATACAGTTTGGAACTGTGTGAGATGTTCATTGGGTCTCCTCCGGGGCTACAACGCCACCCCGCGGGCTAATCAGAAACCGGCTACTTGTAGTACCAGGTATGTACCCTGTTTGTTATCAGCACAGTCCAGAACAATGTAGGGTTCTGCGATAACAGGTGCAGGAAGTATAACCCACCGCCACAATATAACCCAAGTTTCGCCATCAGATACCATTCGTCCAGGTCATCCATATGTCACCTTCGACAAACGAAAAGACTGTCCGAAAACTCAGGAAAGCTATACAGCAAGGCCTGATTAACGGAAAGCCCAACTCAACATCTGAGCGGTTGTACCACCTTAAATCCATGGTGGAGGCCGGAGGGATGCATACGCTTGAACCCCTCCTCCCGCTCTGCCTGTCACTCAATGGAGAACCGTTTGACCTTGAAGATCACTTTCCATTCTCGCCGCTGTATCGAACGCGAATGCCGTCACAGCTGGTAGTGGTCTCAGGTCGCCAGGTCTCGAAATCTACCTCGTTGGCCGCACACGGTGTGGTCATGTCTAACGCTGTACCGTTTCTTAAAACACTGTATGTCACGCCGCTATACGAACAGATTCGCCGGTTCTCAAACAACTATGTGAGCAGTTTCATAAATCAGTCGCCTGTGAAGTCATTGTGGACAGGATCGACAACAAAGAACTCTGTGCTCAGTAAAACGTTCAGAAACAATTCTTCAATGACGTTTTCTTTCACAGGCACAGACTGCGATAGAATTCGAGGTCTCTCGGTTGACATATTGTCGATCGACGAGGTCCAGGACTTCGACAGCGATCACTTTCCAATTATTCGTGAAACAATGTCTCACTCTAAGTGGGGTATTACAAAATTCACAGGTACACCAAAAACACTCGACAATACTATTCACGGACTCTGGAAGCGGAGCTCTCAAGCCGAGTGGTTTGTACCGTGTAATCACTGCAGTCACTGGAACATACCGTCCATGGATTGCGATCTTGAAAAGATGATAGGTCCGTTGCGGGACGACATCAGTGAAGATCGCCCAGGTACAGTATGTGCAAAATGCTGCAAGCCTATAAGTCCGCGATTCGGACATTGGGTCCACAGATATCCTGACCGCCGCTGGGACTTTGCCGGGTATCATGTACCACAGCTCATCATGCCATTGCACTACTCCAGCTATAAGAAGTGGGATGAACTGCTGGCTAAGCAACGTGGCTGGGGTAACTACACACAAGCCAGGTTCTACAACGAAGTACTGGGAGTTTCTGTCGACGCTGGTCAGCAGCTGGTGTCCGAAACAGAACTGATCCGCGCCGGGTCGCTACCGTGGTCAAATAATCCCAATACTCCAGACAAAGCTGTCATGGTACGACTACCACACTATACGACACGTGTGCTGGCTGTGGACTGGGGTGGTGGTGGTGAGTCAGGAGTCAGCTTTACCACGATGGCACTTCTGGGGTTGGCTCCAGACGGCAAGATCCACTGCTTATGGGGCAAACGCCTTGTCGCATCACAGGAACATCTACGAGAAGCCAGAGAATTGCTGCACTGGACTTCTGTGTTTGCTCCGGACGTCGTAGTCCATGACTATACCGGTGCCGGGGTTGTGCGAGAAGCAATCTTGGTACAAGCCGGGTTTGACCTGAACCGAGTTATGCCGATCGAATATGTTCGAGCAGCGTCCGGCGCCATGATCAAACACGTACCAGCATCCATACTACACAACCGCGGTAGATACCGGCTGGACAAGACTAGATCACTGCTCTGGACCTGCCAGGCAATCAAACTGGATATGCTGAGATTCTTCAAATACGACTACGTCAACGACGATAACTCCGGACTTATGCACGACTTCTTGGCCCTGGTTGAAGAGAAGAACGAGAGTCGACTCGCCGGGGATATTTACACGATCGTCCGCAACCAAATGCTGTCGGATGACTTCGCGCAGGCTGTTAACATCGGCTGCTGTGCAATCTGGCACATCAATGGGTGTTGGCCAAACTTTGCACAGGCAGCTGCTGTTGGACAGATCTCACTGGCCGGGCTACAGGCTTATGACGGCCCGAGCTGGGACGATCAGCGAGGTACCAGCAACATATTTGGAATGCCGTGATCGTTAGGGCTCAAGTGCGATGACGACCTCGCCCCACTGTTTACCGCCGTCCTGCCCTGCTTGCACGGTCCGCCACCGGTCTGGTGCGTCAATAGATGCAACCAAGCGGCACAGCTGTGCAATTGAAACTTTACTTGCCATTTCAGCTGCGTCGGACCAACCCATCAGTTGGAGCGCTTGACCGAAAATACAGCCGTTGCAGTCAGGCCCCACCTGTACGCCGTCTAGAGTACGCGCAGGTCCGTTATAGCTACACACGGAACCAGCCCCGGTATCCTCGGCGGCACGTAGTGGTGCGTAACGAAAGTCAGGTAGCTCAGCTGCAAGTTTTCGCAGTTGGTTTTCTACTTCCGTGACGAACCCGGCTTTTCCAAGTTTTTCAATAATCTCTGCGAGTTTCATGTTTGCTCAGTTTTCAGGTTGTGATTGTCAGGATCATCGTGTCGATGTGTGTACCTTCAGCTTTGAAAGTACTAGCTGGCAGGTAACTGATCTCGTGGTCGAGTGTATTCAGCCACGCATGGAACTGCTTCTGGGCCTTGGTAGTGTTACCGCCAAGATTTGCGGGTCCGATTGCCTTCAGCGTGCCACCAGCGTCCAGAAACTTGAAGGCATGCTGTACATGCAACTGAAACTGTCCCTTCGTGAACGGTGGGTTCATCAACACGCGATTGTAAATCGGTAGTGGTGTGATCTGCAGGAAGTCCGCAGTTGTACAGTTAAACCCCAAAGTTTCCAGCTTTTCGGCAAGCTCGGCCTGCAGCTCAAAACACACCACAGCGGCGCCTTTTGCTGCGGCAGCCATGGCAATGCTACCAGCACCGGCAGACGGCTCCAGCACAGCATCACCCTCCTGTACATCGCGACACATCATTTCAGCCACCGCTGATGGTGTGAAGAACTGCTGGAAAATCTGTTGTTTGTTGGCAACAGTACCGGTCTCGATAGCCATCCCCAACGCCTCCCGAGGGTCACTCGGAAATACGTGAGCCTTGGCCGTCTTGTTCCACTTCCCACCGGCCGCTTCGATGATCTTGTTCACACGAGAATACAGAGAACGCTCCAGCTGCTCGTTGGGGAGCTGCAGGCTCGTCTCTGTGATCGTAGATCGCTTCAGAACTTCCATTACGTCGTCTGCAATACGGATTTTTGTTGCCATAACTTCACTCTCATTTCAAATTGATACCGGGGAACACCGCGATGGTGCTTCCCGTAAACTTACTGATATCTTCCACAGCGATGCCGCGGCTGCTACTATTTA